AGTGGGTTTCGCCGTCTCCACTATATACTGGCTGTTGCTCTACTGGCAGTTCAATAGTTTTTTGAGTAGGGAACACGCGACGAGTAGACGCAGCAACGGGTTGTTGCGTGGCGTAGTTGCCGCCGCCGCCAACCTGTTCGTTGGGTCCAACCTCTTCATCTTGTCCGTCTCTGAATCCGTCAGAAGCGTTATCGTCATCCATGTAATCTTTACTCATACTTTCATCCTACGTAGGCAGTAACAGTACCCTAGTAAAAGGGACTCTGCGGTATCTTCATCTTTTTTCAGCAAGGGCTTTATTAGAAATTTTACAAAAATCTCGTTGGCTCTGCGGATTGCGACGTGTTTCCTTGTGATCTTGCCTATCCGTTTGCCCTTTGGGTCATATGCGATAGACGTATCGTTCTTTGCTTTGTACTCTTTAACGGCCTTGTTATGCTTCTTTTCGTCGCCGTTCATCAGAACGCCTGTTTCACTTTTCCAAGTGCCAGACATTATGTATACAGCCTTTATCTTACTCTCTTTTATATACTTTGCAACTAAATAATGAATCCATTCCAATATTTTTTGCGAATAAATAGACTTACTGTTCGAAGCCGTCTCTTCAATCACCAAAGTGTCAGGTTTCCACTTGTCGATGAGTGTAATAATTGCATCGTAGCATTGGTGAGCCCATTCAACGAAGTTCTCAGGGTACATACCAGGAGACTCTGGAATTTGCGTATTCTGACCAAATCCCAATAAAGCTAGATCTTGGCCATCCACAGTGAAGACGGCCCATCCAGTTTTTGTTGACATATCTAGAGCTAGAATGCGTTCGATTTTACTGTCCACCTTTTTCTTCAATGAGGCTAAGCAAATAGCGAGTCTTAGTGGCTACAGCTTTCTTCACTTCACGATAGGGTGCGCCCAACTCTTTTACTTCAGCCTTAGAGGTAGACAATGCTTCGTCGTTCTCTTGGCACTCTTCCGACTTGGACAGTTCGCTTGCATACTTTGCAATGCGGTTTTTGAGGGCCTGAACATCTAAGCCAGCGACTTCGCGAGCAAATTCAGGCATTTCTTTTTGTACTTTGCCTTCAAAGGTCAAGGCTTCTTTCTTTGGTCGTCCCATGTTATCTCCTATAGTCAAAAGTGACTGGTTTTCTTAAAATCTCATACCTATTCAAATGCGCAACAAAGGCCTCTATTAAGAAGAAGTGAGGCTCATGTCCCGAAGACACCTGCTTGCCCGACAGTTTTATCGGAAAAGCTCTCTTCACGTATTCTTGAGCTGCGCAGCTCACCATCAGTTCGAAGTCTTTCAAAGTTACCAAATGAGTCTCTGGCGTCAACGACTTCGCTTCTGCCAACTGCTTCTTCAGATCTTCCACTTCATCCATCAAACCCTTAACTGTCGCATACGCTACCGTCTGGTTCGACGTGTATAGATGCGATAAGAGTTTTTCGGCGTGGTTCATGCTGATTTCTCAATCCTGCTGGTTAAACCGTCTCTGACCACTACGAGTCGATTCTGCACCATCTGTTTTACTTCCGAATTATGGTCAACTATTACTATCTTCTTATTCGTATTGGAGTTTTTCAACACTTCCAAGGCCATTTCAATTTCAACTGGTCCAAGTCCTGTGAAGGGTTCATCCAAGATAAACAGGTTGATTCCCTTGCCGGATTTAGTCTCGATAAAATCAATAACCGCTAAATCTACCGCTATATCCAGGGCAGATCGCTCTCCACCAGACAAGCTCTTGATCGGTACGTCTTCTTCTCCATCGACAGCTAGGACCGCATTCACTTCATCTTTGATCTTGCCATCGCCGGTCTCTCTTGTACCATCGAATTGTATAGTAGCATTACTCATGTTAGGAATGCAACGAATAATTTCAGTAGCACGAGTACCAATCGACTCGATGGCATTGTCGAACGAATACGAAAGGAATTGTTTGATAGCCGCTTTAGTTTCTTCTGCCAGAGCAAGCTTGTTTGAAATATCTTCAATGTTATTTTTTACTTCTGCGATCTTATTTGTAAATTTTACTTCTTTTTCTTTCAAGGAATTCAGATTTTTTTCGTATTGAGCACTAGAATCAGAATATGAACGAAAAATATTCACAGCATTGTCGAAAACTCTTCGCGCCAGGTCGAGCGTTCCTTTGGCTTGGTCCATCTCAGCGTTAGCTCTAAACTGCACATCTTTTTGTTTTTGTGTAAACTTTTCATTCTCCGCATTATTTGCGGAGTTTTGCTGCTCAATCCACGCATCTCCCCTGAGCTTCTCGGCCAAGTGTCTGGCGTGCGCGTCTCTAAGCTTCTCATTTATGTCTGGCATGTCAGGATGGACCTTGCCTTGGTCTTGACCCTCTAACGCTACGTCTTCTTCGTTGAGAGATTCTAGGGCCTGTCTCGATAAATCGCCAAGGTCTATGGTGGATTTCAGCCGTAGTATCTGGGTAAGCCTTTCTCGCTCCTGTGTACTGTACTGTTCTGTTATCCAACTTTGTTCGCAAGTAGGGCAAATAGCAGCTCTGATCTTTTTGACCTCTTCTGCAAGTTTTACGGTCTCCAGCTTAGCACTGTGGGCCAACACCATAGCTGCGCTGGCGTCTTTTTGGGCTTGCTTGATTTTAGCTCTGGCCTCTCTGACTTTGGCTACACGGTCCTTGTCTTCTTGGAAGAGAGAGTTCAGCTTTTGATTAAGACCTAGGATTTCGTCGGAACACTTGTCTATCCCAGACCTGTCAAATGGAACCACTTGATTCTTTGGTCGCAAAAGGTCATGGTCATGCAGAACCTGACTCCAGATTCCTGCTATGGATTTGAACTGACTTTCAGCCTCGTCCACTTTCTTTTTGAGGCCTAAGATCGTTTCCTGATCCATTTGTCTAACGGGAGGAGAACCGAGGAACGATATAGCTTCTAGCGTGGCCGAAAGACCCACTTCTTGACCGTTTAAGAATGCTTCTTCTTCTGTTTTCTTCTTAGTTAAATCTTTTATCTTAACGTCTTCAGCCAGATCAAACTTTCTGAAATCAGCCAGATTCAAACAGTCAATCAGGAACTCGTGCATTTTAGCTGGGGTAAAGTCCAGGAAAAATCCGCCCTCTTTCTGACGTTTGTGAAGAAGCTTTCGAAAGATCTTTCTGGGCATACCAAGAATCTTGTCGATTTGTTCTTCTGATAGGGCACTGCTACCTTCTACTACTTTATCGCCAATTTTAACTTTGAGTTTTTTGCCACGAGTGATCTCTACGGCTTGGCCATCCCATGAGAACTTGCCACTAACAGATATAGTGCTGTCGGTGTATCTTGACTGTAGAATCGTAGAGGGAAGGTCGTTAAGACCAAGTAGGTAGTCTAGCGCATTGAATACGGTTGACTTGCCGCTTCCGCTTGACCCTGTTGTGTTATTGTTCTGCCCGTCAACTTGGATAAATTCGTTTAATGAAGAAAAATCTATTTGTTGATTTTCTACGAACCTACCGATGCTGCCGAATTGCAGATCGAGTAAATCTAGCACTATTCTTCCCTGTAGTCTTTTTCTGATCGAGCCTTGTTGATCTCGATAATGTCAGGCATGATTTCGATGGCTCTGGCTTGCAGGCCATTGTCTACTGTTATCTTAGACGAATTCGTAGGAGAAGACAAGCATTTTTTCATTGATTTTTCGCACTTATCACAAATAATAACGGCAGGTATGTCTTTTACCTGCCGAAAATATTTCTTTTTGGAGTTTTTACACTCGCAAAGATAGGCGATTAGAGGCATTTTACTTCAGCATGTCGTTATTGAGGATCGCACAAAGGCTTTTCATTTTCGCCTTGTCTGCCGATTCACATAACGTTACAAGTTTCTGCATGCTCTCTTTTTCTTTAGACTTCTTTGCACCTTCAGGAAACAGGCTCAGCACGTTAGAAGGTTTCGTATACTTTAGAGTGTGCGCTTCTTTTTGTAAAAAGTTCTTTACGTATTCATAGGGCACAGTCCAAGCATATCCAAGTTCGCCCGATCCAGCAAATACTACGCCAGTAAGTTCCATGCTTCCATTGTATACTGCGCTGCCACTTGATCCTGGCATGATTGTAGCCGTGACAAGAACAGAATCATACTGCTTAACTATAGGCAGTCCACCAAGCATTGCGCAGTAGGGGACTTTGTTTTCATCAGCTAGGTCGTCGTCTGTGCAGGGCTTGAAACCAACCAAAATAGCGATATTTTGACGACCAGAGAAATGTCCAACCGTCTTCACGTTTGGATACAGGGCTGGATGGCCAGAGATTAGCGCTACGTCTTCATATGCCACTGGAGGACGATTTGCAAGTCGTACTCCGCCTCGTAGGTCGCCTGACACTTTAATAAGACACAGATCGTGGCTTTCAGCTTTTTTGTACTCTGAAACTGCGAATGTACCGGCTTCGCCTGATACCTTGCCGCCTTCTTCTACTACACCACAAACGTGTGAGTTGGTCAGAACAAGAGACTGAGTTGGAGAAGATTTTAGGATAATTCCTGTACCGCCATGGTTTCCCGCCATGTTTGTAACTTTGACACTATTTGCTGTAGCATCCCATGAAACCGCTGAACGTCCTACTTTTGGCTGTACTGACGTACATGCGGATAATGCCAGCACTGCTAATACCAGTGTCTTTTTTACAAAACTCATCTATAACTCCTAGTTATATGGTTAATTTTTCTCTTCTTCTCGTCTCAGATCAGCAAAGTGTTTCAGCACATCGCCAATAGCCTTCTGTTTAGGCGTAATTTCTATCTCGTTGTCGCCTTTGCGAGTAACGGTAGCGCCGTCGCCAACATTCAGACCGATAAGCGGCCCTTTGTCCTTGGCGGGTTCAGCGACAGATTTTTGGATCAAATCGACTATCTTCATATAGCGATCAAGCTCTTTGAGGTTGATCTGATCGGTATGAGCCTCGTCATTTGTTTCCAAGTAGCGCATGATCTTTCCACCATGCTTCCTCTGGTACATCTGAGCCAAGTTCAAAAGGTGATCCTGGCTAGTCAGCTTAAACTCTAATATGCGACGTTTCATATGGTCGCTGAGTTCTAGCATGTACTCTTTTCTTATATCACATAAGTTGTATCTATGGGAAACGAACATGATTTTCGTGCGATCTTCCCTGGTAGCATTGGCTATTTGGTCATAGGTCTTGCCGCCAAGGTACAGTTCTGTGATCTTTGCGAGCTTGGTTTCGTCTATGGTGGCAATGCCAGGGAGCCCATCGTCGATATATCTTTGTACCTTTTTCATGCTCTGTTCAGAAATATCGGTAATTTTTAAGTTATCGACAACTTCTGGTACTAGAGCCTTGCTTTCTTCACCGCTCATTTTTTACTCTTATAGACGATTTTCTCGTCCATGAACACTTCTACCACTACATCTTTCCAAAACAAGGTCCTGATAGAAGCTGTCAAAGCGGCATAGCGCTTGTCCAGTTTGTCGTTGACGGCACCTTCATGCATTGTCAGGTAGTACGTGACAACGTTGCTTCTGTGCGGAGCGTTGATGGTTAGGTTATTATCTTTGTCCACTAAAGCGTCGGCCTTGTGGGACAGATCGTAGTCAATTTTTACTGTTTTCACGCCATTGAAGTAGATCAACGGGTACATCTGCATATTTTTTACGTGCATGTCAGAAATCTTGCCAGCAACTAGGACCAATTTGGCCATGTCTTTGACTACATTTGCTGCATTATCATCCGATGATTCCATTGTTCCTCATATATTCCAATAACTTAGACTTGTCTGCCTTGGTCACGTAAAGATTCAACATAAAATCCTGGAAATTCTTACCAGGCTTGCGTTCCGACTTGTCTGCCCTGTCTGTAATCTGCGATTTGAGCCCGTAATGGCCCTTTAGGGCCTTTTTGTGCTCTGATACCCATGCTGATGAGCCAATCAGCTCAATCGTCGTCTTAACGCCACTCTCGATGGCTGGAAGTGGCTTTCCCTCTTCCCACACGATCTCTACGATCTTTGTGACCACATGTTTGGTGCCGATCATGCGTTCTGACAGGATAGCGCCAGTTACATCGTCATGCTCATACAGCCAAATGCCCTTTTCCTGGTTCGCGTCAGACAGAGTGTCCCATTTAGGCGTTCCAGGATGGATTATGGTCTTTCCATCGGCAATACATTTTTGATGGGCGTGAATATGTCCTGAGATGATGAGATCGAAGGGGATTTGGCTGGGGTCAAAACCGTCTGGATCATAGGTGCCAGACTCGAACTTGGATGTGAGAAATGACTGATGACACACGAGTATCTTGGCTCCTTCACTAGCAAGCCCGCGTGCAATATCATAGAACGTATTTCTGTCATGGGTATAGGAGACGTATCCATAAATTCCTTCTGTCCTTGGATTCTCAACAATCTTGAGATTCCGATGCTTCCTGGCCATGTGTTTGAACACACCTAAGGCTGAAGTGTGAGAATGATAGCTTCCAGTCATATCGTGGTTGCCTATAAGAATAACAAATTCAATATTCTCATGGGTTACTAATACATCAAGCCAACCATTCCAAAACTCCAATACTTCCATCCTAATGATGGCGTGCGTGTGAAACAAATCACCAAGAATCTCGACTCGATCTGGCTGTAGTTCCAAGATCTGGTCATTGATGAAGTGAAATAATTTCTCAGCTTCCTCAAGGTTGCTGGGTTTGATATGCGGATCTCCGATCCTAAGTATTCGCATGTGTTTCCAAATAGTTAACGGCATTTTTTAGGTTAATGAGACTATCTCTGAGATACCCTATTCCCCCGTTACAATTATTACAAAGTAGTTCTCTAATTTTACCAGTCGAATGGTCGTGGTCTATTACTAGTTTCGTTTTCTTGAAACAAATAGAGCATTTAGAATCTTGCGCTAAAACCATAGCATCGTACTGTTCTGGCGTGATTCCGTATTGTGTTTTCAGTTTATTTCTTCTACTGACTATTCTTCGTTTATGTGGATTGGCTTTATTCCACACAGAAGCCCTCTTGGAATCACAAGACTTGCACCTTCTGGTTCCATGTTGAAACATTTTACTGTCTTTTTCTAAATAACAAACATTACAAGTCTTCATTTGCCCTTGGGGTACTGTCTAGGTTCTTTCACTGGGGTGACTTCTTCGCATACATAGTATACGGGCTTATCTGAGAACAGCTTCACTTGCAGATCAGTTTCTTTTATCATCCGTTCCAACTCATGCTTATTGAGAGGGCCAGAGGCTGTCTGAGGTCCACTGACTTTGTAGCAGTTGAAGTCCTTGATACCATTGGAAGCACAGCCAGTCAACAATAGGGCTAATAGTAAATATTTCATGGGATCACCTGCTTGATAAATTCAACGTAGCCAGAATCAACTATGATGAACTTTCCTTCAATTGCATCGCTCTCAAAGACGTTTTTTGCCCAAGGTTGAGTGAACAGAAGTTCTTCTTTAATGTATACCTTAGATCCTTTGTAGAAATGGAGAGCCGTACCGTTGCCTAAAATGTCAACGTCCGCTAAAAGGGTGAGACCGACTAGGGACACCTTCTGTTGTACGATTGCAAATCCGCTAGTTGCGTTGGATTTTAATGTACGATCACCTTTGTATGGTTCAACGATAAAACGATTATTTAAAGACGTTATTCCTCCCATTTTCTTCTCCAGGTCAACGGTTCCACCGTTTTTAATATTTCTAGGATCTCGTTCCCACCAACAGTCGTAGCACATGCTATAGCGCTCAGCTTCTGTTGGATTCATGCAATAGTTGCAGGTTTTCATATTTTGATGCCCTTTAAACGTAGGACCTTGCGGTGCAAAATCGGTAGATGTTTCGCATACATAAGCATTTCTACGGTCGATTCTCTTTCGATAAAAGCTGACTCGATATCTTGGCTGGCATCTTGAGTGTAGCTGTAGACCCCATATCCTTCATCGTTGACAGTAGAGTCCGCAGAAACCGTGCTGGCAGCGTTCATTAGATCGCTCAACTCTCCTGCCTTGACTTCATATTTGGGAATGCTTTTTCCGTCTTTTTCGTCTTGCTTGAAAGATTTGTTGACTGCGTCTGTAAGTTCGTTGATCTCATCTATGCCTTGGCGACCACGTATGGAGTTGGCCTTATATAGGACCCTCTTATCGGATGGATAGAAGTGTAGCATGGTTTCGCTGTAGCAGTCAATCATATTGCCGACCATTCGGCCAATGCAAACTGATCTGAATACTGGAGTGTAACTTCCGCACCATTTGTCGATGCCAGCTGCTAGTCCCATACTACATATACCAATTAAATCCATCAAAGTCAAGTGACTTCGCGGGGTTTTGCGGTAAAACAACTTTGCGCGATTGACCGCCAATGGCATGTTGTTTTCAATGAGGATGGTGCGAGCTTTGAAGACGCGAGCAAACAGTTCGTCTGCACGTTTAGGGAAAGGACCTAGCCAATTGTCTTTTATGAATTTGATAAATTGATAATTGATGTTGAACTGCTTCAACACCTCGATATTGCTAGTTTTTATGGCTGGAGTTATCGACTGGCTAAAAGTAGTAGCTGCTTCACGGAAATAAGGACGGGCTGAAAGTATATTGCGATTCTGAATACAGACTCGTTGTAAAAATTTCTTATAGACCTCAGTCGATTGACGATACTTGAGGACTACTTCTTTGAATTTCTTTTCAGCATCGAGTAATTCTTCTACTTGTCTTTTCTGGGCTTCTGTAGAGGTGAGACCTTTCTCTTCCTCAGTCTTATTTCTGGCTAGCGCGACAGCTATTTCGCCTGCCAACTTGTAGAATGAATCGTCGAACGATGCGTCATGTTTCTTAGGCTTCTGCATGATACGTGTTCCCTGGCCAACCATGGCCTCAAGAACTTATATCACATAACCATGTAAAAACGCCTATTTATCGTCCTAGACGCCTAATTTCTGTCCCAGAGTCAGCGTAGTAGGCTTCGCGTTGTTCCAGGTGATGTTGTAAAACATACACATCTCTAACGTCGAAGTCGAATATCCTAGCCAGGGTTTTTGGCTTGCACTTGTCTTTGAATGGATTTTGATTGCCCTTTCTGACAGATCTACCCACCGTACCTTGTTTGGTCCTGATCTCCGATGCTCCACCGCACCAGTTGGCCACGTAATGGGTTGGGTATATATTGGTGCCAGTTGCAATGCAAGAAGTACCAAGAAGTACCATAGCCTCGCCCTTATTGAACTTTTCAACGGATTCGTCAGTGTCCACTTTCTCTAGACCAAGAGGTTCTAGCTTCAGTTTGCTAGATTCTGAGTGCGCGTATGCGTATGGCACTTTCAGCATGGGTATTAACATGCTCAGTTGAGTTAATTCCTCAACGAGTACAAGCGTTTGCTCACCGTTAGCGGTAGCCGCTGCATTGGCCAATTGAGCAATCCATTTGGCTATGTTATTGTTGTTTAGGAAGTGAATTCTTTTCATTTTCAGAACGTCTTCGTCATTATAATTGGGATTAGACGAATTCACGGGTACGATTGTAAAATTGTGGTTACAGATATAGTCACCTGCAATGGCTTCTGCCGTAGTCAGTGTGTGTACGGTCCTGCCAATAATTGACTGGAGCAGTTTTTCAGCACCGTCGCCGCGTGTCTGGGTGCCTGACATGAAAAATCTGACTGGAACATTGGCAAGAACACCGTGACAAATATCTTCTAGCGTTTCAGCGCCCCAGGTGTGAGACTCATCAACGATCATCATATCGACTTTACTAAAGAATTCCCATTCTGGAGTGCCAGGCTTGACATTGCATAGACTGTCGCCAATTGCAATGGTAAATCTCTTACCGATCTTGCGTTTTCCGTCACCGAAGCCGCCAACCTTGTCTCTTCCAAGGTAGGTCTCGAAGGCTTTCATCAATTCTCTAAAAATGCTGCGTGATGGCGCTACGATAACAGTTTTGTAACCAGTCTCTCTGCAAAGGTTCAGAATGATTGCGCTTTTACCAGCACCAGTGCAAAGCTCCACATTACCGTGTTGAATAGGAATTAGCTTCTCAATGCTGGACGTTTGATACGGATACAGCTCAAATGGTAGCTTTTTGGCCCATGCCACTTTCTTTGGAGTTGGGTACACCACATTGTTGGTGGTATTGTCGTAATTAGCAACAGTTGCGCCAAGATAGGACAGTGATCCTGGACGAATAAACGTCTTGCCGTCACTATCCTCATAAACCAGCGTATTCTTTACCTTTGACTTGAGAAAGTTTAGACGACTTTCCCAGGCGGCATTGTTTTTGCTGCGTAACCAGCGGTTATTAAAATGACGCTTTACATCATGGGCCGCTGCCGTGTTAGTATAGGTAAGACTATCACGAAGACTGGCCATTTCTTGATCTGTTGCGTCAAGGACTAAAGCTTTGGTAGGACTGGTAATTTCAAATTGCATAATACACTATATCTCATATTGACACGGTTTGCAAGAAGTGATATAAGTATCTTACGCGGTACTGGCGTCCAGATGCATTGCTAGGGACCTAAGGTAAAACCATAAGGGTTTGAGCGGCGATCTCCCCACTAGGGGCGGATACCGTGTGCCAAAGGCCGCGCTAATTAAGGAGACATAATGTCAAGTCGCAAAGCTAAATCAGCACCTAAGATATTTGAAGTAGACGAGAAAATTCTTAAAAAGAAGGTTCTTAGCGCAATGAGTCGAGTTTCTCGCGCAGTCGGTCGCACTCTTGGCCCTGGCGGACGAAATATCCTGATCGAAAGCGATTATCCTGGCATTCCCAATAAAAACACCAAAGACGGCGTGACCGTGTTTAAATCTCTGGGATCGGTTGATGCCTATGAGCATCTAATCATTGAACAAGCTCGTGACGCCGCTATGCGGACTGCTTCTGAAGCTGGCGATGGAACTACCACCGCTACCGTGCTCAGCCACGCTTTGATTGAGAACCTTTTCGACTTCTGTGAAAAAAATCCAAAATATAGTCCGCAGAAAGCTGCACGTCGGATTGCAAAAGTTACAGATTCTATTCTTGTTCCTTATATTCTTGATCGTAGCATCAAAATCGACGAGAGCAATCAAAACCTCTTAAAGATGGTTGCACAGATTAGCGCTAATGGCGATGAAGAAATGGCGTCTGCTGTTATTAAAGCATTCGAAGAGATTGGCTACGGCGACGCTTCACACGTTACTATCCGCGAATTGTCTGGCAAAAAGAATTACACGGTTGAACGTATTGACGGTTTCCCTATTCCAATGGGCTATGAAGACTCAATCGGCAAGCTTCATACCGCATTTATCAACGATCAGGCCAATCAACGTTGCTATCTTGAAGACCCATTGTTTTTGTTGTTCGATGGACAAGTAAACGACTTAGTTGCAATCATGCCTTTGATCGTTGAACTTGGTAATAAGTTCATGAACGAAAAAGACTCTAAGTATAAGAATTTGGTCATCTTTTCACATGGATTCAGTGAGAACGTCCTTATTAATTTGGCCTTCAATTTCTCCGATCCAAACACTATCAATGTTCTACCGCTAGTTACTCCTATGGTTCAAGTCGTGAACAGTCAGCTGCATTTCCTTCAGGATTTGTCTGCTTTCACTGGTGCCAAACTGTTTGGGATGAAAGATCAAATCTCAACTGCTACTTTGGCAGACCTTGGCTCTGGAATGACTAGCATTGAAACTTATCGTTTCCGTACTACTGTTATCGGTGATCCAGAGCCTATCAACATTGAGGCTCGCGCAGAAGAGTTGAAAACTATGATGCTTAACCCTGAAAGCGCATTTGAAAAAACATGGCTACAAGAACGCATAGGAAAAATTACGAATGGAATCGCAAAACTCACCATCTACGGTGGTTCAAATGGTGAACTTAAGGAAGCGCACGACCGCTGTGAAGACGCTGTGTGCTCGGTTCGTGCTGCTATTAGTCACGGCGCTCTACCTGGCGGCGCTCGTGTCGCAATTGATCTTGCTCTTAAATTAGGAGCTGAATTAGAAATTGGAGATCCCGCACGAGACGTGTTGGTTCCAGCCCTTATGTCATTGCCTTTGAGACTGCTAGAAAACGCTGGCCACACGTCAGAAGAGATTTCGGACGTGATATCTAAACTGGTTATGGACAGCGGTTTAGTGTACGATATTGAAAACCAGAAATTCGGAAAAGCCGAGGAATTAGGCCTATTTGACGCCACCAAAGCCGTCTCAGAGAGTTTGAGCAACGCCGTAAGTATTGCGGTAATCTTAGGTACTATGGGCGGAATGGTATGTCATCCTAGGGATGATGTTTTTGAGCGCACCGAAGCTGGGCTGGACAGTGAGTTCACCAGAAACGTAGAAAATCCAAACGCACATGTAAATGAAGCTAACGAGAGGCCATAATGAGCAACAATCCTAATCGTAGCATTCCACTGCCCCACAAACCTCTTCCTTGCGACTATGAGTATTAAAATGGTTGACCAAAGCTATATCGACAACAAAGTCAGCCAGTACGTACTAGATACCGGCAAATATCCACGATTCGTGCTACTCGATAAAGACGCATTCAATAGATTTACGGACTATCTTAAACCAAGAGAATTGATCAAAATTGCCGTTACAAACAACGACACCTCTAAGGTCGCTAGAATGGCGTGTTCTGCTGGATGCTGGGTTGACATTCTTAGCGTAGATACTAACAAGGATCTTTTTGAGGTTACTGGCTAATGGGCTTTGTGACTTATGAATACGGCATATCCTGTATAGCATCTATGGTTGGCTTTGGCACTGGTAAAAGCAACGAAGAAAACATCAAAGAGCACGTTGAGCTTATTAAGCCGTTCCTTCCACCAAATACGAAATATCTGGGTTACACCGGACCACGGCACGTTGCCTCATTGTCAAATCAGTACGTGTTGGCTTTTGAGCACCCATGGTTTGAAGACGGAAGCAAAATAGATTCTACTTGGGTTCGAGCTGTTTATCCAGACAAGATCGGTGGTCTCCACCAGTTTAACCTGTTTATGGGACTTACGTTCTATAAACCAGATGGCACTTATTATTTTGCTCATCAAGCACCCAAGCCATGAAACCATACGGCCAGAAGCGTGCCAAGAACATGTGCTATTGTTGCACAGCCTACACGAAACAGAAAAAGATAGCCTGTAAGAAACGTGGCCGCAAGAAAGCCAAGAAAGAGATCGAAGATGAAATTCCAAGGGATGAATAAAACTGGGTGCCAATGCCGACAATGTGTTGGTCCCAATGGCGGAAACAAGGCCATGAAAAAGAAAATTAAACATAGTGGCCGTCAGGACGACCGCCAACAAGAGAAAGAGGCCAAGCTATTGACGCTAGTAAAAAATAAATATGAGAAAAAAATGGACTAAAGAGCTTCTTTTTGAAGAAGCGCTAAAATATAATACTCGTGGCGCGTTTAGAAGCGGCAATGCAGCAGCTGTGATGGCCTCTATCAGACGTGGAATTTTTGATGAAATTTGTTCTCACATGCTACCGGCATGGCAAATTAGCTCTGGAGAAAATAGCGCTTTGTATGTATGGGACGATTCGTCTTTATATAAGGAAGCTCTAAAATATTCTACTAGAATAGATTTTATGAGAAGTGGAGTCGCATATCAAGCGGCTTACAAAAGAGGAATACTGGACCAAATATGCGTTCATATGGGAGAAAGTCCAACTCATCCGTGGAAGGATTGCGATATTAAAGAGGAAGCGCTAAAATATAAAAGTAGGGCTGAGTTCGAAAACAAGTCTCTTGGGGCATACCAAGCAGCAAGAAAGCGTCATATGCTAGACGAAATTTGTCAACATATGTCAAAAGACAAAACGATGTCTGTATCTGAAAAAGATTTGATGTTTTTCATAAAATCGAAGTATCCAAACGCAATTAAATTAAGGGATAGAAAGGTGAAAATAGAATCGAAACCTCATATAAAGGGCTTTGATGTCGATATTTTTGTTCCTGAATCAAATAGGGGCATAGAGTTTGATGGTACATATTGGCATTCTTTTGAAAAAATGCGATCCGATCCAAAAAGGAAGAGTTGGCCAGACGAAGACGTGTTGAACTACCATCAAATAAAAGATGACTATTTTTTTTCAAGAGGCATTAGGATCATTCACATAACAGACAAGGAATGGATAGAAGACAAAGAAAAATGCATAGAAAAATGTCTGACATTTTTGGATAGCAAACATGGATTTTAGTATTTTGCCCTATGAAGAACAAAAGAAGTTAGCTGAGTACATGTTCATGCCCCTTAGTTCGGCAGAAGACATAAGAAACTGGGTTAAGTTATATCTTGGTCTTGAATTACCACTAGAGATAACAGATCCAGATAGCACCAGCACGCCTCTCGACAGCGTCTTCCAAGTCTATAACACCTTTAAACATAACACTGGTGACAAAAATCCTGGATATATTCTCATGTCTTGTCGCGAAGGAATGAAAACTGTTTCCGTCGCTATTCTAGAAGTATTACTTGTGCTGCATTTTCAGTTAGAAGTGGGCCATGCAGCGGCGACAGAGGATCAGTCGTCAATTGCTCTTGGTTATATTGAAGGATTCTTCACTATAATACAACCGTTGTTGGACATAGCCGGATGGGAAAATAAAACCAAAAATAAGCGTCTCGCTAAGTTTAAGACTCCACAAGGAAAGACTCCATTCATTAAAATCGTAATTTGTACTCCCAAGGGCATGAACAGTCTTCACTCAAATATTTTGATACTTGACGAACTTGATTTGGCTGATCCTAAGGCTATTAAAGAGGGTAAGAATATCACTGGATACTCTAAGGGTATCCACGGTATTAAGGTCTACCTGTCCACTCGTAAATACGCCTTCGGCAACATGACCAAGGCCATTGACGAAGCACCAGCAATGAACTATAAAATTCTCAGCTGGAATATTTTGGACGTTACAGAGAAGTGTCCTCCTTCACGACATCTTCCTGATGGTCCAGTGAGAGACATGTATGTGGCCAAGAATCTGCCGTTAAAGCAGATTTACACAGAGGAATTCGCTCTACTTCCTGACGCTGAAAAAACCAAATATGAGTTGATTACGGACGTGTACGACGGATGTAAAGAATGTCTTCTGCTCCCAGTTTGTAAGAAGCGACTATCTCAAAAGCCAGATCACGCGACTGGTGGGTTCTACAAGCCTATCGTGTCTGTGATTCAGAAATTCAGAGAGAATGACCCTGACACCGCTGAAGCACAGCTTATGTGTTGGAAGCCTGGATCTGAAGGTCTAGTTTATCCTCGTTTCAGTACGGTTCCTGAAAAAGGTAACGTGATTACGCTTAAAGAGGCATATTCAGCACTGATGGGGCCGAACTCTAAGGCATTCGTCACAGAAATGGATCTCCTGTATCAGCTTCAAAAAGCGGACATTCCTTTCTACGCTGGAGTGGATTGGGGATTTACACATGACTCTGTTATTTTGATAGTGTGCAAGATGCCCACTGGCGAGATTTGGGTTATCGACTGTTTTGCCGCTCCTGGCTTAGAATTCTCCGACGTACTCCAAACAGCAATGGCATATAGAGACAAGTACGGAATACAAAAGTGGTTCTGCGACCAAGCTATGCCCTCAAGTATCAAGTCGTTCAACAAGAATGGCATGAAGTCTCCAAAATTCACCAAAGATGTGCTGGGCGGTATCGACAGCATTCGCGCTAAAATCATTGGTGCTACCGGAAAACGTTTTCTCAAAGTTGTAGCTACTCAGAACACCAAAAAAGTCATATCAGCACTCCAAAAACATCGGTTCAAAATGGACAGTCAGGGAAACTTGACTACTGAGCCTGATGATGAGCGTGGAATAGCGGATATCGCCGATGCTGCACGTTACATTGGCCAAAACCTGTTCCCTGTCAAGGGTAGTTCCAAACCCGAAGTGGCATGGACAGATGTCAGATCTAGCCCAGAAGACAACCCAAATCCTACCACAAATCAGCAGATGAAAGAGGAAATTGCAAAACGCGTACAAGAGGGCGGCAGTATGCGTGGCGGAACCGGCAAACGCGGGGGCTTCCATTGGGACATATAGGCTATGTATATAGAATTATTAATAAAATCAATGGTAAGACGTATGTGGGACAAACAATAAAACCAATTGCTGCGAGATTAAATACCCATTTTTCAAAATATAGCAGATGTGCAGCGCTAAAAAGCGCCATAGAAAAATACGGTAAAGAAAATTTTGAAATCAAAATAATTTCTGAAATCAAGTGCGATTCACATGAAGATTTGGTAAGTATTCTAAATGAATCTGAAAAATCCTGGATAGCTGTACTCAAAACGTTGGCCCCTGATGGTTATAATTTAACCGATGGTGGCGATAGGGCTTCTATGAATCAGGAAACCAGAGATAGAATTACAGCCAAACACTGGAAGCCAATAAAATGTAATGAGACTGGCCAGGAATGGAAGTCGGTTAGGGAATGCTCTGAATTCTTCAATGTTAAGCCAAAACAGATCAGCAGGGTCCTAAGGGGGCAAAGAAAGCGCCTAAAACACCAATTTACCTTCTCGTACCTCGCCAGACAATCTTAAAGGTAGCAATACCTAAAGAGGTCTAATTAATGAGTAAATTGAGTTTGTCAGTAATTTTGAATGCTTACGACGATAACAGGCCTTCCAATGCGCCTTCTCGTAGTCCAATCAAATGGGCCAGAGACCTACAGGGTTTGGTCGTAAATAACCCTAAAAGTGAAGATTATACAATCGCTCCTGGAACGACCCAGCTCCTATCTAGCGGAGTCCGTACCACGCTACAGGACGGTACTACCCACTATTCCTTGACATTAAAGCCTTTAAATACAACTGTTTACGTGCTTTCTTGGGCATCTGGCACTAAGCCTGATTTCCGTACCCCACGAGCTATTCCAATAGCATCGACTACACAGGTAACGACTACCGTAAATGGCCCAGTTGAAACTTTTACATTCACTAGCACTTTTGCCACCGCAGCGTCTTTTACTGGCATTGTCACTGGAATGACGACCTCTGTAACTATTACAGCGACTAGTCTCGGAGTTATCGGTAATACCGTAGTTCTGGACACCGATGGCATTTCGACCATAAACACCTTGATCGCAAACTGGAATACGGCCAACCCTGGTAACACGATTGCGCTAACATCCGGCGATGGCAGTCAAACCCCTACTGTGGGCACATTTGCTAGCTACACTGGCACTCCAACTGGAACAACCCTTCCTATCACATTGACAGCCAACAACATAGGAGCCGCAGGTAATTCGATAGTCCTGACTGGCGATGGCACTTCGACCATATCTGGTCTAGTCGCTGCTTGGAATGCTGCTAATCCAGGAGACCAAGTTACCGAGACTGCTGGTCTTGGTACACAAACACCAGCCATTGGCGCAACCATGGCTTTGTCTGGCGGCGAATCTCCTGACACTATATCTCTATCTGGCGGAGCAGCTGCACAGCCATTGAATTTGGTCACTAGCGGCGTCGTAGTGGGCGATTTCGTGACGGTTGGTAGCGATTTCAATGCTGACAATCAGGGAACATTTCAAATTATCTCAATGACTCCTATTAGCTTCTCAGTTGTGAATACTGCGGCTGTCGGAGAAGGACCTATCACTTTAGGTGCTAGCTTTGCTACGCAATTGCAGATCTTTAGCGATGCAGGCGTACAAGTCGGCGATACTCTCGTGATCTCGTCAGGCTTCTCCCCAGTCTCATGGGGCAGCTACGTAATAACGGCTGTATACGCAGAATCTTTGGAATTTTCTTCCACGGCAATTTTGCCACAAGAAACGAACATTCTATCGCCAGTTGTAATTTATTCAATGGCTAAGTCAATCATCTATATGGAAAGCGACCAAAACCTAACCGTGACCGTAAATGGGGTCGCTTTGGCAGCACAAATTCAACCTTTCGTTGTGACCAATTGCCCTACTGGACTTCCATCGTCAGCCCTAGGTGTTAGCACTCCTGGAATACTGATGCTCACCTCTACCATATACTCCCTGAGTGTAACCAATAACGGCCTAGTCGCTGCAAACGTCTTTTTAGCGGCTGCTGAATAGACAAGTGATATAAGGTATATATGTCAGATCAGAAAACGCCAGAACAAATAGCACAAGACGCAGTACGAGCCGCCGACGCTATCAATAATTCTGTCAAGAACAAGATGGTCTTTGCTATGGGTCCAAGTATGGACGAGCAATTGGAAAAGTCTGGCTTCGAGAAGTCTGATGCTGGCCCTCTTATGTACGCGCTGCAACAAGCCAGCGGCACGGCCAACTCAAAACGTGCTCCAGCCTTGGCCTTTACTGAGAACCCTGCACCGTCTGATAACTTCCTTGGTCTGTATAAAACCAAACGCAGAGCGTTACCAGATGAAGTTCTAAAACAAATCCGAATCACAGACCATCTCGTTGCTGCGATATTACGATGTCGCGGAAATATGATGTCTCTGTTTGGAGACCTGCGTCCCGACCGTTTTGGTTTCGGTTTAGAAATCGAAATCAAGCCAGAATTCTACAAAATCCTTACTCCTGAGCAATTTGACAAAGTCAAAGAGCGCATGAAGCGTTTTGAAAAGATCTTGCTCCAGTGCGGACACACCGATCAATTAGAAAATCAAGAAAAAGTCACCCTTGGCGAATACATGGACATTCAAGCTAGAAACGGTCTGACTTTTGGACGTTTCGCTACAGAGGTCATTTATGATCGTTCTGTTCCTCCTGATGAAGACGGTAATTATCCTTTCCATCGTTTTCGCGCTATCGACGTGGCTACTATCGTCAGGGCTGTAAGAAAAGGCGAATATGTAGGTAACAACCTACGAGCTACCGCTATCCGTGCATTAGAAAGCATTACAGGCGAAAAAATCAATATCGACATAAACATGCTTCAGGAAGATCGGTATGCGTGGCTACAAGTTATTGACGGCACTCCAAGGCAAGCTTTTACTCACGACGAAATGCTCGTGTTTACTCTTTTCCCATCTACTGATGTGGAGCATAACGGCTACCCAATTAGCCCTCTCGATACCGTTGTCAGTTCTGTTACTACTCACATTAGTATTGACGCTTACAAGAAACTGTATTTCCAGAATGGTCGTGCGACAAAGGGAATGCTTGTCATCCAGTCGGACGAAGTTGACCAACAGACTCTAGACAATATGAAGCTTCAGTTCAACGCTGGCATTAACAGCGTATCGAACTCATTCCGTACACCAATTTTTGGTATCGGCACAGAAGACAACGTTAGCTGGCTCCCAATGGTCGGCGAAGGATTAGGCGATGAATTTCAGTTTATGTATGACCAAATTGCTCGTAACATATTATCCGCTTTTGGCGTGTCTCCTGACGAGCTTCCTGGCTATGGCCATTTATCGAAAGGCACTAACTCGCAAACCTTGTCCGAGTCGAACAACGAATTCAAACTAACCGCTTCCAGAGATTCTGGATTGCGTCCTTTGATCCTGAAGTTTCAAAACTTCTTCAATCAACGGCTGTTTCCTATCATTGATCCGTTATTGGCCAAAATCTGCGTCATCAAGCTGGCAGGTCTAGACGCTCAATCGAAAGAACAAGAGACTACTCGTTTGCAACAGGACATGGTCGTTCACATGTCCTACGACGAAGTCCTACATGAGGTTGATAAAGAGCCTATTGGAAAGATTCTCGGAGGCAATTTTCCTCTGAATGAACGTTGGCAGTTACTTGCCGATAAATACAAGAACGTAAGCGAGCTAATGGGTCCATTTTTTGGAGATCCTTCAGCAATCGTAGACCCTATATTGAAGTATAAACGAGATCCCTTCTTTTTGCAATGGTTACAACTTTTAGCTCAGACAAATCCTGCATCGGTGCAAGCCTATTTAGCTCCACGTCCATATGCTATGGAATTTTTGAGAATGCAGATTGAAGATGAACTAGAAGGCGAAGAGAACATTTAAGAGGTATATATGGCAGGCGACATCAACTGGCGACAAAAATATCAAGAACTAAAAGCGAAGTACATGAACTCTGTAGACATGGCTTTCCGTTTAGGCTTTGAACAGGGCGCTCAACAAGCTACTCAAGACGCGGCTATGCAACAACAGCAACAAGCTGAAGAAGCTGCTGCTCAACAACCTCCTGGTGGAGGCGGTGCTCCTGGCGACGACAGCGGTGCTTCTGCGCCTGGCGACGATCAAGCTGCTCCTATGCCTGGCGGTGCGACACCTGCAAGTGCTCCACAACCAGCTGTTCCAATGGCTGAATCAGAACATCCAGACGGCACTGAGTTAGATCAACACATTTCCAAGCTTGAAAGCATGCTCAGTAAATCAGAGCTAGATCCAGCTGAAAGATCGGACATTATGAAATCAGTTGAGGGCATTCGTGCTTTTCGACGTGACCAAGTGCAAGCCATTGAATTGAAAAAGTCTCATGAAGCTATTAAGGGCATCGCTTTGGCTTTGCATCGTCCAGCTTTCAAGGTTAGTTCGCAAGCTAACCACAATATGACTTCCAACGCTAAACAGGCCGTTTCTATGCAAGAAAAAATCGTAGGCGACGTAATGTCAAAATGGGCTGACGAAGAAGCACGCGGTAGCAAAGACATCCTTGCTCAATTGGGCATTCAGGGCGTTACCAAGAAGGACTAACCCATGAATGGGATCTCTAGTTCTGGCAAGGAAAACATTGGCACTATCATCGAAAACATGTTCGATAATATTGCCTTGCAGTTCCTAGGTAATCTCCCCAGATTCAAAAACAAAAAGACCATGGTTTTCAGTACAGCACCAAATATGGCGCTTTCGCACCTATTCGTTCAAGCTATGGAAAACAAGGTTCCAAACTCAATAGAGCAGGACGCTTTGAAGGGCCTATTGGCTAGTGCTGATGGATATATTGAATCGGTAAAGAGCCAAACTAAGTCGAATCTCATTGAGCGAATTGACGGCCTGACCAAAGAGGCCAGCGTGCGCGGTGAACGAGCATCTGAATCGGCGGTTAAAGCGGTAATCACAGAAGAAATGAACAAGGCTAGATTTAAACTTTTGGCTATTGTTGAGTCTGAGGCGACCAAACTGCGCAATATTGGCAGTCTAATGAGTATAAGTCGAATGGCAGCTAGTGTTGGTGACAATGATCCAACTTGCTTCTTCGTAGTCGTCCGTGACAACGCTACCTGTAAGGAGTGCTTGAGGCTCCACATGATGCCTGACCAGATCACGCCCAGGCTTTACAAGTTTAGCGAACTTAAGCAAAGTTACCATAAGCGCGGCGAGAATTCTCCGTCTGCCTTTGGCCTTCATCCACATTGTCGCTGCACTTTAGTCTATCTCACTAGGGGTTTTGGATTTGATAAGAATGGTAAACTAGACTATCAATCTGAAGGCTTCGATCTCTACTCAGAACAAAGAAAGATAGGCTAGTCGCTACTCTAGCTCGTCAGGTCGCGCTGACAGGTCTGCGGTGCCACGCGCATTTGTATGGGCACCAACCGTGCGGGTCCAGCGTGTTTGTGAGCTTCGTACAGAATATTCAACGCATCTACCACACTTCTATCTAAAAACAAAGCGGTAACTCCCGTTTACGCCGACCTTGCTCAGCGGGTCATTCGCTACTGCTCCAGGTGGGATTTTGGCCTCCCGTCAACCGCTTAAAAACAAATAAAAAAATAGGTAGTCTGGTCGTTACTCCAGAAGGGTTTGCAACCCCTTTTTTGGCAAATGTTTTCGTAATTAAACTACAACCCGCCGCAAACTCTGTCGGTCTACCTAGCTTTCTATGGCCTTCCCAATAGCTTGATATAGAGCTTAGTTTAGCTATACACCATAGAACAACTAACGAAAGTTCTCACGGAACTCTCTCGTTAGGACTTTGGGCCGTATTTCTACGAAACCCTAGCTTCACGGTTCGGTCTCAGGCTAGCATCCAAGCTCGGACTGTCCACCCGTACTTTGATCCATCAGTTAAGATATGGTCAAAGTCCCTAACGCCAATATTATATAAAATGGTCTAAGCGACAGGACTTGCACCTGCATCTTCTAGGTTCCAGACCTAGCCCGCACCTATTTCCGGCCACGCTTAGACTTATAAGGTTACTACTACTCGTCGTCTAAGTCAATGGGTTTCTCAGAAACCATATATTCGTCTTTGACCATGCCCATTTCTTGCATAGCTTGAAAGCAGGCCTTCCAGGTCTCAATGAACAGGGCATTTTCCATGCCATGGGACTCGTGGCCAGTTATGATAGAGGCGAAATTGCGTGCTGCTGCGTTTAACGCAGTGGGTAAAATACCATCTGGACAGTCTGTTTTGTATGGAACGATTTTATTTGCCACGGCTAGTGTCCCAAAGTAAAACGTTTTTCAGGTGCATACGGATCTTATCGGTAATCACGTATTCGCTTTCTAGTAGCACCACTTCTGCTGTGAAACCGGCTTCAATAGCCTTATTTATCTTTTCTTCCAAAACCATACAGCGACCCATTAAAGAATCCTGCATTTGTCTTTGGCATGCCCACCAGCCTTCGCTGGGCTTGGTGAGTTTATGTTCCTTGCTGAGCGGCATTTTGTTTCTCCACTGTTTCTTGGACGAATTTGAACATGGTACGTCCTAAGCTTCTGCGAATGCCTTGAATTTCAACCTCAGTGCCTTGTACTTGGTCTTCTTTTACCAAATCGGCGAAGTAATCAGTAACAATTTTGCCCATGCTTTTGGGGTATTCTTTCAAATAGACTTCATCGCGGCAAAGGAGCTTTTCCAGGCGAATAGGCTGTAGTAAATGGGCGTATTCCGTAGCTGCTTTATTTTCTTCACGCGACTTGTTCTTCTGATACTCAGGATCGCCGTCTTTCCAGGCAGTTTCTTCTGCATTGAACACGACTTTGTAGCGTTCGCCCTTGATTCGGACAACAACGCCTTCTGGACGCATAAATCCAGGAACCAGCTTAGAGCCATTGGCTTTGAGGTCATCCATGCATTCTTGAACTTTGGACATATCGAATGGACCAGAGTAAAGGACTGGGACGACTACTGTATTTGGAGGTAGAGGGCGCTCAGGAGGATATTTCCAGTGGTCAAACAGAACGAAGGTCTTGTTTTTAAGTCCCTCGCCAGAATTGATACCAGAACCAGCCCATTCTCCATAGTGACGGCCAGGACCAAGTTTGTCAATGAACTCTTGTTTGTTGGCGTAGACCATCTGGGCGAATCCAAAATTGTCCTTGCCAGGCGATACCCATTGTGAACGAGAACCGCAGGCCAAGCCTAGAGTGCCATCTTCTTGTTGAAAGATGAAGACTTGCGCGTTAGCGCCATGGATCTTCTGAGTAATGAAAAGTACGGCAGTGCCAAGCTTCTTGATATCTGGGAATGACTCAAATTTGGGGTCCATTTATTCCTCGTCTGAAACTCTTCCTGTAACGGTTGAAAAATTAGTAGCCTTATTTAAGCGTAAATTAAGGTCCATGCCTTTGAATCTTTGGAGTTTTACGAATATGTGTGTAGGCGTAATTTGTACTCCAACAACTTTAAGCGGAATATCTTCCATCTTTTTGGATGCAGTGTCGCGTCCCACCTGTTTGAAGTAATTGTCACTTGGGTGTAAAAATGTGACTCCAACTCGCAATACGTGCATTAAGAACTGTTCAGTAGGATGCGTCAAGACAAAGTCTGCGGCTAGAGCGCGAACTACGTCTGGCGCTGCTGCTTCGACGGCCACTGTTCTGCTCTGGTAGTGTTTTTGTAAACGAGCAGAAGCCTTTTTGTCCCTAGGCATCTGAAAATGTAAAAACTTCATCATTTGACCTTCCTATAGTGTTAAGCTTTGAGAATACCATTTCCAGTGGCCAGATTCAAGCATTTTATCGTATCTTCTAAGTCCTTGATCTTCTTATCCCTATCCTCGATCATGGAAATCAGACATAGCGTTTCCTGATGGTCGTAAAGAGGTGGATTGCGGAACTCTCTGTCACAAGTCTCACAGCCGCCACAGTTATTGGACCAGTGGTAGCAGTTTTCCTTGATTTCCTTCATGTGCTCTGGGGAGATCATTCATAGTCTCTAATCGCCACGCCAACAGGGAAACGTGGAACTTTATTTTTACCAGTAAGCCCTTGATATTGTACGGTTAACTGTTTGCCCTTCCACAGGGAATGGTCGTCAAAATACTCTTTAAGTCTGGACGTGTCGCCTTTGAGTTTAGCCTCAAATTCGTCGCCTTTGTTGTCAACGCAAATGAAAATGGCGTGACCGGCCAATTTACCACGGCCCTCTTTGATACCAGTGACCTTGAATTCACCATCATCGAATTCTTTGACTTTTTGAAGATCATTAGAGCGTTTATTGACGTATTTTGAGTCGTAATTACGAAGCATGGAGCCTTCATAGCCCATTGCACGAAATTTCTCAAAAAACTCCATTACTTGATCTTCAGATTCGACTTCTTCCGTATCAACTTGCTTGATGCTATAAAACTCGTAGGCAGCAAATATAATATCGAGGTTTTCAGTGCGATCAGCGAAAGTGGGACCGCATAGCTTATCCTCAATCACGTCGTAAACATGGTATTGCACGTCAGTATGCTGTGGGTCTGGGGTTTTGTCTTGGCGAACCAAATGTACGATGTGCTCGAAATTTGACTTAAAATCGTGGTTATAAAGCTCACCATCTAGGATAATATCTCTAGTCTCGAATGCTGCTTCTAGCTCTTGAACGATGTGTGGGCAGGATTTTATCTGTTTGCGGGTACGAGACCAAAGGGTACAGGCACCGTCTTTGACGATGGCAACACAGCGAATGCCGTCTAGTTTTGGCTGAGTAAAACAGGGATATTTGATCTTATTGGCTTGCTCTGAGAACTTTTTGGCCAACATGGGCAGAACGCCACCTTCGATAAGGTCGTCGGTCTTGTTATCCATGGCATCGCCAATAGATTCGACGTATCCGCTTTTCTTCTTCTTTTCCCAGCTAGCTTTAGCCTCTAACTCTGCCTGTTGGCGAGGAGTAGTTTCGTTCTTTTTACCAATGTTCTTGCCTTCTTGGATCAAATCTTGGGTGGTTTGAATCTTGCCTTCCACTTGTCCAAAATCCGTGACGATAACAGCGGCTGTGGCAGAGCCACGTTGGTCGATCACAAAAGTTCTCCACGACTGAATTGCGCCCGTGGAAGTCTTCTTGTACAGAATAGGTAGTTTCATGTTTTACTCCATTTAGGACATAATATCATATGTTGATCTGGAAAGGAAGTAAATTTTGCACCGCACTCACATGGTCCAGTGGCCGTATCAAGTTGAAACATATAGGTTAAATTGGGAACTGGGAACAGCACTCCAAACATGTTCACAGGCAGGGCTGATTCTCTAGTAATACCAAACGTCAATACCTTATCAACCAGGCCATTTGGATCATCGTCCCAACAAACCCATTCCCAGTACTTGCCGTCATACGTGACCACATTGGGGAAATCGCTAAGATCTTTGTCCCAAGTCACAGTGTGCTGTTTGTCGCCTAAAATTAGTGATAACTTCACGTTTTCCTTGGGAAAAAGTAGTAAAAAAGGGAGATTCCCCATACTGCCACGCTAATGGCGTACTCTCCATGTATCAAAATGTCGAATCCGTGCTGCAAGTAAATATACAGACCCATCAAAAACAGACCTGAGATGAGCATTAGCATCATGTTGAGGGCTATGCCTCGTGCGTGTCCGTCTTTAACTACTTTTATCGCCTGTGGGATGCCACAGCCAGCCAAAAGCGTGCCTGCTGCCAGGCCTATAAGCGTATTTATCATTTTTTGCCGTAAATAGTATTCAAGCGGTCGGTTAAAAATTGTCCAGCGGTGATCCCTTGAGCCAAACGGACGAAGCTGTGCGGGTGAATAAAAAGCGGCATACTGATGCGGTCAGACTTAGAATCGCCACCAGTTACGCGATGGGTTGTAGATTTATACAGTCCATTACTGGCTAATTTCAACATATCGCCAATATTGACTACGACCGAATTGTCTTCGTGTGGCACTGCATGCCATTTGCCGTAATTGTCTTGAACCTCAAGTCCAGGAGCACTTGCGGCGACTAGCATGGTAATGTGGTTAATGTCTTCGTGGGCAGCAGCACGTACAGCGCCGTCTGCGGTTTCAAAATCAATTGCAGGATAGTACAACGCTCGGAACAGGGTTTTAGAGCTACCAAAGCAGTCGTTTCGATAGGTAGTGCCGTTGGTTTTATCCAACACTTCAAGGATTTGCATTCCCAGGCCTTCGAGTTGAACAAAGAGTTTTTCTGTGGGGCCTTGAGCATTTTCAGGGATTTCTTCGCCAATTTTGTAGTGGAAGAATTCTTTCAAGTCGGCTGCTTTAGCTCCAACAGCTTTTTCTGAGCCCATGCCCTTATAGCCCATGTTGGAGTCGTTGCCGTTAATGAAAAGGTTCTTGTATAGCTTCTCGCGTTTGAAAAATTTACGCCACTCTGTCTGTGAATCCTTTATAAGCTGAAAATCAATGCCATGATGCGTCAATACCGCAAAACCAGTGTTAACTAGTGATTTTAACAGTGTTTCTTCGAAATCAGCAGATTGTAAATTGCAAATAGCTACTTTCATACGGCCTCCAGGTAATCTTTAATGTAACAGATGTCTCATAAGAAGACAAGAGGAAACATGGGCGCTATATTTGAGCTTTTAAAACAGTATTTACCGCAGTTGATCGCGTTGATTAAGCAGCAGGCTCCTAAGGCTATTGAAGCACCTGCAATCCCACAAATTAAACCAGAAAAGGTCTCCTTCAAGTTGACGCGAAAACAGTTTCGTGTAGACGGCGTTTTTAGTGAGCTAAGTGACAGCAAAGGTAACATAGTGGCTCATACTCTGGAGCATTCCTATGGAAATGCGCCTAAGATCACCAATGGCGTATGGAAGTGTGTTCGTGGTCCTCACCGTTTGCACAACATGACTGAAGACTTCATCACGTTCGAAATCACTGGCATTGCTGGACATACCGATTTGCTATTTCACTGGGGCAACTACAATAAAGACTCAGAAGGCTGTGTGCTCATGGGAGAAGCTGACGTGATGAGCGGTAACATCGAAATGATTACCAATAGCAAAGCCACGTTCGCAAAGTGGATGACCTCGCTAGACGGCATCGACGAATTCGAGTTGACCGTTAGTTAAACTCTGGATTAGCACACGATATGACGATTTCGTCTATCTCTTGCTCTGACATATCCTTAGATCCAATACCAAAGAATTTTCCACAAAAAACTCCAGCATCTTCTAGGGCCTTCCAACGAGTAGGCCCTTCTTGTTTGACCTTGAGTTGGCGACCGTCCTTCATGTTGTAGGTGAATTTGTACTCAGAGGCCCAGCAATTAGTCGAAATAAGCAATAAAAGTAAGTATTTCATGTGACTTCTTTCTTTTTGGGTCCTTCACGGCGCACCCAACCGTCTGCTTCCCAATTTTTCACTTCACTCTCAAATTGATCGAAAACTCTGAAAGATCCACGGCCAAGCATCTGATGATTTTCGTCGTATTCGTTTCCCCAAATTTCCATTTGCATGAAATCGGAGGTCTTTTGGGTTTCTGTGCCGTCTAGAGCAACTTCTGTCCATTCGTATGGTTCTGGATACCCTATCGCATGAATACCAATGATTGTGCCGTCTTTTGTGAGATACGCGTCCCTAGAAACCATTCCGTCCATAGGATCTGGCTGTGAAGGATTTTCCTCACCTGGAGCAAGTGGAAGCTCTGACCAGTGAACTTTTTCATCGTCAAAATAATATTTATGGCCAAATTCCTGGAAATACCCTACGGATTTTTTGTAGTCCTCAATCATTGAGGCGGGAATATTTGACAAATACTCTTCATCGTAAAAATCGGCGTCCGAGACTAGCATTCCACGGCCAGTCCAAACTAGGTATTCTCTCCCTGCTTCAGGAAGCACTTCAGTAACTTTGTTCCAGACAACGCTTTGCTTAAACATAACAGTCCTTTCAAAAGGCTTCCCAGGCATAACGGATTCGAAACGTCGATTAAGCAACATGCACCTGGCCGCTTGCGGGGTCGCACCGCACGAAGGGTATCCCCTTCTATATCTACACACGGACCTAAAAATCGTAAACTACAAATTCAACATCGGCGTCTTTCAATATTGCCTTGGTTTTAGGCCAAGGAACGTTGAACAATCCAGCATTTATCTTGCACATATGCATGGGCAACTTGCTCTCATTTTGAAGAATCAAATGAGCAATGGCCAATCTGGTTGCTGTTAATATCTTAGCAGGAGAATCTACGAATTGTCCATAGTTTTTTGAAGTGAATAAGCAGCCAATAACGTGGCTCCCAGCTGGAATTAGAAGACATTTCCCAATAAGAGACGGTCCTTGTTCTTGACAAGTTTGAGCGTAAATGTCACGGGCCTTAGGGAACCGTTTGGCGAACTCCCTGGCTATGCCAGATCCCCATACGCCCTTAGTATTGCACGCATGAATGATTATGGAGCCTTCTGGAGCATCAAAGAGATTACCCTTTATTGTCGTTACTTTGCCCATCACTATTCCTTTTAATAAGCGCATCCCAGCATTCTTCAGAACAAATAGGAGGGTTAGTAGGAAGGCCCATACACCCGCAATCGAACCCGCCACAGCACATCTGTGGATCGTAGTTTTCTAGTGGTTTTTGGCACATCATACAATCACACTCGACTGTTTTGCTCACGTAGGTCCTTCCGTACTTTCATCAAAGTCTCACCTAACCAGTTTGTACCAAGCCACTGGGTCTTGTCAAGTGCTCGTTTGTCGCTAGTTCCAAGGCCAATGCCCCAGATTCGGTCATACGGACTAGCCTCAACGATTTCTAGGTCTCCGGTTCGTTCCAGTTCCTTCATACACCAGTCGTTTTGAGTGAATTTGGCAATGTTCGCCTTGTACACGAATCCCCTAGAAACAGCATTCCAAGCTTCTGCATTGAAATTCTTAACCATCCTGCCTAGTGACTTCTGCTCAGAAGGACTATCAGTGGCCATTATTTTGGCTTTGGTATCTTGATCATTAAAATAATCAGCCTTCATAGCCATCATATACTGTTCAGCAGTAGAATACTCCACTTCGTCCAGAGTGAATGGGGAAGGAGCCCATTGACTTAAGGCTCCTCCATAGAAAAATGCGAATTGATCGGTTTTCATTACTGTCCTGCGAGCCGTGCTCTGATTTCGGAGAATTTTTGATCCACCAACAGTTTACCGTCGCGGAACACTTCTGTCAACAGGTCGCCTTCTACGACATCGTTGAGTCCAAGGCCATCGACGAACTTGAGTGAATTGCCATCCTTAAGAACGACCACACGGCCTTTCTGTGACTTCTTGATGCCATTATCAGTTTTCGGATCTTTGAAAATCTGCTTTTCATCGCCGTTTATCACGGCTAATGTGCTCTTAAGAGCAAATCCGAAGGTGTCACGGGTGTTGTACTGATAGGTGTAGCTACCAATGCCGTACACGCAGTTGATCGAGGCGAAACCTTTGGCTTTCAGCCGTTCGGAAATTTCTTCACAACGACGGAGAGTAATAGCGTCACCATAGATCAGGCCAATGTGGGAATCGAGGACTTTGTATCCTTTAGAGGATTCGGTCCCGCCGAAAATGTCCCATAGAGCCTCTACAGCGCCTTTATACTCAAGGCTTCCAGGAGTTGCATCTGGATCGCCGCAAACTATCAGCACAGGGTCGCCAGAGTCAGGGCGAATAACCACACGGTCTCCAACGGGTCCACCGCTACGAGCCATGATTTTGGATTTGAGAGCAGGGAGCACGCTGCGAATAACTTCCCAAAAGTCATAACCATCAGAAACGATGGAAACGAAGCCATTTGGGTGAACCACTGAGAGCATGCGCTCCAAGTATTTCAGGTCATCGCCGTAAGTGCATTGGATTGAGTGTTCTGTGGCTGGAATGGATGTTCCAACGAGTTCCTTCGTCACATCTGCGCCGTAGAGCACTTCTGCTCCAACAATTGCTGGAATAGTGTCTGTGCCAACGAATGACAGCAGGTGGCCCATGCCAGAAGAAACTGCGGATTGCAGAGAAGACATGCCGCGCATAGAGAAATCGTGACCTTGGAACATTACGAATCCAGTGTCGCCAACCGTCTCCATTGCTGCTTTGTCCATGATCTTGCGGTACTCACGCGCAATAGTCGCGCTGGTAGTGGGTTGCCACAACTCGCAAGAAGCCAAAGATTCTACGAAGTTTGTTAACCAGAAAAACCGTTTGTCTGTGTTTTGGAGGGTCATCATCGGTACGCGCAGCGGAACAAGAGTTCCTTCTGGGAGAGCTTTAACTGAAAGTGGCAAAAAGCCAAGATCGTGAAGGTCTTCGATGTGTTTGGTCTCTGGATTGGGGTCTCCAAGAGTGGCTGAAATCAATCGTTTGTATTCAGCGACTACAACGGACTTTTCTCGACCAAAGAAGTTTGTGTCAAAGAAATCAATCAAGTAGGTCTTGATGAAGGCTTGCATGCCGAAGGCAACAACTTGATCTATGCCTTTCATGCGACTGGCTCGCGGTGTCCAGGTGGAATAAACCACTTCTGTTCCAGTTGGGTACATTGCACGGTGTGCAATTTTATAGAAATCGCAGAGGACTGTAGTCGGTAGGCTTTTCATTAAATTTTTCACGTTATAATCTCCTATAAGTGATTTGATCTTGATGGGTACTAGCTTCGCCATCTTGAGTAAATATGCGTTTAATTCCTGATTCTTGGAGCGTTCTCAGACCTCGTGAGAAAATTCCATGGGTTACAAAAAGATTTACCTCCGTAGCTCCTGCTGCCAATAGGTCTTTGGCAAGAAGCTTGAATGTGGCACCGCCGTCGCAAATGTCATCAACAATGAGGACACTGTGGCCTTTGGGGTTGCCGATTAATTGATAACTTGTAATATTTCCAGTAGATTGATCGCGGACCTTTTCACCATAGATGAATTCGTCTTCAACGATGCTGCGATACACTTTAGTGTACTTTTCGAGTGCGCCTTTGTCGGGATAGCAGACCAAAGTAGAAACCGTATGCGCTAGTGTCTTTTCGAGTTCTTGGATAGGATATACGGCCCGAACATTACGAACATAGTCCATGATTACGGAGCTATGCGGGTCCATTACGATGATTTCGTCCCAATCCATAAAGTCTATGTATTTGTTGAAAGTGCGAAGCGCGAAAGTGGCGTCGTTTGAAACTTCTTTGTCTTGACGGCCATAGGGCAGGTAGCTAAGACGCAATGCGGCACGAAAACCGCGTTTATCGAGCAATTGTTTAAGCTGGGCCAATTGGATAAACTCGCCTTCATGCGAAAAGTCCCATTTTACGTGGACCCAATTGGTGTCTGGAATTTCGAGGGTGGGTATCTTCCATACTTGACTGGTGTTGTCAGGGAAGAGAGTGGTATTAACGGGATTACCGTTTAAATAGATCATTGTATCTCCTGGCAAATATCCTATGCCATTTGAATGTTTTCCTGCGCTATCATATCGGCAGGAGTTCTTACCTACTAAAGGTTACTACTCTTAAAAAATTTTGTCAACTACAAAGTTATTCGAGGCTTGTTTCCTGTAATTTCTTCATAACGCGTAGCGGCACGTTCATGGGCTTCTTTTTCTGTGGCAAAATACCCTACCATATAGGTTTTCCCTTTTATGTGGAAATTAGCTTGCCATTTTTTATCTCTTTTCAGAGCTTTATTGAAAGTAGCTCCCCACAGGCCAAATCCCACTCTAGAATTATTGCCTTTATTCCTTTGATTCGTATGCCTGGTACAGATTCTGAGATTTGCCTTTGTATTGTCGAACTGGTTTCTGTTGATGTGGTCAACCTCTTCATCTTTTTTGGCATATTTTAATCCTACGCCCATCACAAAACGATGCAAAGATATTTCTGTTGGCGCTCCGTTTTTCTTTTCTTCAGCCGTAGCTTTTCTGGATACGTGGTATTGCGGAGTGACATGGTTCGAGCCAGTATTACACTTGCAGCGCCATTGGGATTTTGAAACCAAGTCAAAGTCGTCATCGTCTACTGCGAAGTGGGTATCCGACGTGTAATTGTTTGTTCTAAAAGGAATCAGTTTCATTTTATATCCAAAAAAGTGAAGGATTGGGCGAACAATGTATAAAAATCAATCCCCAAATAACGCCCTGTATAAATCCTCTACAATACCGATAATGTAACAATGCACCTTGGCAGGCGCTATATCGGGAGAATGACAAAACAGGTTTGACTCTACTGGGTGGTTGAGTCAGCCATGTAGTAATGCCCTTTCACTTCACTAGCTCCAGCACTATGACAGGATCGCTACTACAGCAATCCAACGGACTGGAGCAATTTAACGGTATCAGCAGGAAGCGTAACTTTCGCTCCCAGGTTCTTTTGTGACAATTCGTCTTCTGTTTCTTCAAGCTGTCGTTTTAAAGCCAATTCGTGTGCTTTGAAACCAGCTACGTCGTGGACGAGTGCGACTGGTAGACTAAAAGTGACCGAAGTCTCGCCGTATGCACGGCTGGAGTCGCCGTTTTCAAGAGAGCGTTTCTTGGCATCGGCTAAATCTGTGGCCTCTTTATAGTCCAATGCGTCAACCGTACCAGTTGACTTTTCTAGGAGTGCTTGAATGCCTTCGCGCTTATTGATTAAAGCATTGATCCCTACAGCTTGGTTAGCGTCAGAGATAGCTTGGCGAATATTGAAACGGGCTAAAATAAGGGATTTTTGGGTGGAAACGTCGGATAGGAATTTTGAGCGACCGGCAGAAAGTGCGTCTGAGCGTTCTGATTCACTTGCCATGATGCGTACTTTTACGGCAGATGAAAGGGACATAGCATTGGCATATGCTAAGATTTTTGCTTCAAGTTTGCGTGCTTTGCGGAGATTTAAGTCCATGTGTCCTCTGAGTGCAAGTTATTACTCTCGATTTACTGGTCTTCCACTCACCTACGAGTCATCCCAGAGTACAGAGGTTAAACTGCACTAAAGCCAATATAACATACAATTGGCTTTTAGCAACACTTATTTTTTAGGTTCTTCTTTCAACAGGCCAAGAAGACCATTCAAGGACTTTTCCATCTTAAACGATTTGTTCAAAATCATAGCCTGGCCAAATGCGACGATTTCGCCCTTGGTCATATGCGGCATACGAGACTTCATAAAACTTTCAAATTCTTCACGTTTTTCCCATGAAGCATATTCTGACTCTGCGCGTTGCAGCATTTCAGACTTTTGCACCTTAGTGCCTTTTAGGGGTTTGCTAGGATGATTCAACATGCTCTCGCCTATCTTTTTAGCGTCAGGCTTATACGTGCCACTATCAATTTTATGCTGCAAATCTTTAATCTTAGCATCTTTGGGAACGTTACCAGAGAACTGTCCGCCCTTGGCCAATTTTGGACCACAAGAAGCGCATTTAGCCATATTACAGTTACACTTTTCAAGACTTTCTTTACCCAAAGCAGCGCCTCCTGATAGATTAGCAGGCGAAGTCAGACTAGAACCGGCTTCGAGTGCTTTCGTGATTTTACCAACTGGCATAACGGTCTTTGGCTTAGGATTAGGAACCGTTGGAGCTTGAACAGTAGTCATGCTAGATACTCCAGCAGAAATACCGCCACCACCAAGTCCGCCGCCAGCACCGCCTGCGGCTTTATGCATAGTGCGTTTTGGTGCCAAAATATTGTTGTGCAGCATGTTATTGCTTGGTCCACCGGCTTCTTTAGCAGAAGGAGCAGTTTGCTGATTTGGAATGCTCGCACGTTTTTGGTTTGAAGGATTCGACTCGCTATGGTTGACTACGTGTTTGTCAAAATTACGCTTACTGCTATTAGGATATGCCTCTTGAGCCCTACGATCACGTTCCTGTTTTTGGTTAGCCGTTACGCTATTGCCTTTTTCGCCAGGTTGCAACGTTTCCGATTTCTTATAATTTATAGTACCACTGGTTCTCGGATTGAACAATTTATTTGGAGCGCCGCCACTAGGTCCAGCAACCATAGTATTTTTCTTAGCAGCTGCCTGTCTCTTAATAGCAACGTCTTTCATTCTAACGGCGGCAGAGTTGTGTAGATCAGCTTTGCCTTTGTGATGCTGAAACATTGATGGGCTTGCGGCACCAGCCTTTTGATGAAGTTGTGCGGCTTCGCCATGTTCTTCTGCTGAAAAACCCGTTTGACCAACTTGCGCGTGGCTGTGTACTGGTTTACCGCTAGTAGTATTCCCTAAATGCGTGCCAAGTGGACTTGCTACCTTCAAAGCCTTAGCCATATCTGGTTCTGAACACGACAGCGATGGAGACGATGGAGCGCCGCCGCCTAATGCCATGGAAGTTCCGGCACCAGAAGTCAGGGCAGCTTCGTCTTTCTTGACTGGTTTGGCGAACATGGCTTTTGCCCTTTTCATCAAAGACTCAGTTTTTAACATTTCCCACAGATTTGGCTGCTTAGGAAGGTTCACTACCTCGATTTCGACGTAGCTCTCAGTTTTGAAAATATTACTCAAGTTGTCTTTTGGCTTTTTACCCTCTTTAGGGACCATTTCAGCCACAGCCTGTTTATTGCAGGGTAGCGACGTACAGGTAATTTTGCGTGCTATGGAGCGAGTGATGGTATTGCCGTTTTTGTGTATAGTGGCACCTTCGACAGAGAAACCCACGACATCCTTAGCGTTTTTGCCACGATGGTCTAGGTCATATCGAAACAAACCAGCAACGGTGCGGGCAGAATCGGTGTAATCGTCGAACAGTTCGCCTAATACATATAGATACGGAACTTTGCACTTTTCCCAGAAATATTTCTGTCGGTCGTCTTCACAGTCTTTATCAGAGAAGATCTTTTTGGCCTTGAGAATCTTGCCAACTAGTTGATCTGGCAGGTCTTTTTTGTGTTCCCAGTTCAATGAACCATCGACTTCTAGGCTGGAAATGTCCAATCCTGAGATGTCAACGATCTCGCCGCTACTGTCTATATTTTGGCTTGCGCCTATTCCATCTACATATGTGCCCAATTTAACTCCATATAGCGTATATCACTAAAGATTGTCTTATGTGTAAAAAAGGTAGGTCAAAATCCGGTTTTGGCAGCTTTTACCCTCTAAGTACCTGAAATAAGGCACTTTTTTCGGGAGTGAAAATCTTTTAGAAGTTACGAACACTTAGCCGGTCCTTAATGAACGGCACTTTCTACGTAAAAACAAAGGAGAATCCCAAATGTATTCAAACGCAAAAGCCCTGGCACTTATCCGAGATCTCGCTGACCGCTTGAACGTTCGCTTGAACGCTAACGCAGCTGGCCTTAACACGGTTACTGAGTCTTTTTACGTAGACGCTAATGGCGCATCGTGGCCGGTTCTGACCATTTCGCACGGCACCAACGTCGCTGCTGGTCAACCAGTAGTTGTTATTGAAATCTCGAACGTTGACATGGTTTCGAAAGACATTTTCGGCAACCAAACTTTCGCATATGCTCCACATTTGCTGCAACTCGGTTATGAACTGTCATTGGTTCCAGGCCCCTTTCCTGCTCGCGCAGACTTGGCTCAAATCCAATTTGAAGCACAAACTTGTGGCTGTGAATTCCAATTGAAAGAAATCGCAAACGGAACTGCTGCAACTGCTGCTGCTCTGAATGCTGCTGCACCTGTTGTTGATATTCAACCTCTTTATTGGCCAACTAAGTCCGTCTAATTAAACAGGCAACTTAGGAGGACAACATGTCTTACACTGAAATCGAGCTTGCCAAGCTCATTGAGACAGTAGAGAAAGAATTTACTGTCCATTTGAATAAAGCGGAGGAATTACATTCCCTCGCTAAGGCTGAAGAGTCTGCTCCTCCAAAAGAGAAGAAAGAATCTAAGCCGCCTGAGAAGAAAGAAGCTGCTCCGAAAGAAGCCGCTCCTGCTGAAGGCGAAGCTGCACCTGCTGAAGAAGAAGCCGCTCCTGAAGAAGGCGCTTTTCCTGCTGAAGGCGAAGCTGCACCTGAAGAAGGCCAAGAAGCTGCACCTGCTGCTCCTGGCGCTGCTGCACCCATGGGTGGAGCTTATGATGAAGAAGATATGGCTCATATGTGTCAAATGTATGCCTCCATGTCGCGTGAAGAGTTAATGGCTCACCACGATTGTGTTCGCCAAGCCCTAGATGCAATGAGTGCGCAAGCACCTGCTGCTCCTGGAATGGAAGCCGCTCCTGAAGCTGCTCCCGAAGCTGCTGCTGCTCCTATGAAAATGGGAATGTCAGAAAAAATGGGCAAGTCTGAAAAGCCTGGCCATAGCGAACTTAGCGAAGAGAATCCCGTTATCAATTCTAAGCCTACAGATAAAGGCGATAACATGTTCCCCGATAAGAAAAACGGTGGAATTAAAGGTGCTCCTCCGCACAATGCGTTGGGTGCTAAATCTGCTGCAAGTGCTGCTAACGGTGCGAAGATTAACAAATCTGAGTTCGATAGACGCAATGGTGGCAAACAAGATGCTGCTGCTCCTGGAAAAATTCCTGGCGCAAAATCACCTGCTAGTGATGCATCTAAGGCAGTTCAAATGCACAAGTCTGAAGGAAACGTAGAAGTCGAATTATTGAAATCTGAGTTGGAAGCTGAAAAGGCATCTAGCGCGGAACTCAAGAAAAGTTTCGACAAGGCAACTGAAGTTCTAGCCAAATTGGTTAGCAAAGTCACTGTGCCACAAGGTAAAGCCATTACCGAACTGGGAACTATCACCAAGGGTGAAGACATCACAGGATCAAAAGAGCTTTCAAAATCAGAAGTTACTGAACTTTTGAAGAAGCAAGATTACTCAAAATTAACCAAGTCGGACAGAGATGCAATCAACTCTTTCTATCTTGGTGGATCGAATTTTAACACAATTAGCCACCTGTTTAAGAACTAAGCAGCGGTTTAAAGGAGAACAAAATGATTGAACAACTTCAGTCCCTTATGAAAGCTTTGGAAGCAGGTTCGTACCTCGCATCTCCAGATCGCTTAGTTCAGGGCGCAGCTTTAATGATCGAGGATATGTCGCCCGTGATGCAGAACGTCACATTCGACGATTCCCATATCAAATTGCAAAAAATGCTCCCATCGAAAGATGTTAAGAGCCAATTGCATCAATTCAACCGTCAACTTGACTACGGTATTTTCGGTGGGTCCGCCCAATTCGAAGGTGGCGTGGGTGAAGAAGACACGTCTAACTACGTTCGTGCAGTTGTGCCCATGGCATACTACAGCACGACTCGTCGGGTGACTGTCGCGTCCAACATGATCGGTGCATTCGACGGTGTAAAAGCTGAAGATCGCGCTGCTGCTGACGCTGCCATGAAATTGGCCGGTGACATTGAGTTTGACTCGTTCCGTGGACAGTCAGATTTCTCTAACGTAGGCGTTTTTGACGGCAATCCTCTCGCCGTAGCAAAAGTTCCGAACATGATTGGTGTTGACCAACAAGTTCGTCAGTCGGACGCTCAGTCCAACACACAGGACTTGATGTTCGCAGAATTTGGCTCAGACCAAACTGTAGTTCTTTCAGTCGGTGGAACTCTTACCCAAAGTATTATCGAAGATAGCTCTGTTCGTTCTGCAATGAACATGGGCGCTGCTGATCGTTTGATCTTAGATCCTATCAGCTTGTCGGCTTATAACAAAATCGCGCACGCAAAAGAGCGCATTATGTTAGCAGGTTCGGCTCAAGAAGCTACTGGTGCTCATTTGCGCACTCAGTGGACCTCGTCTGCAATTGTTAGCCTTGAGGCTTCGCGCTTCTTGTCTGGCAAAACACGCCCTGCACGCGCACGGACTGGTTCGCCAGCCGCTCCCGCTGCTCCGGCTGTTGCTGATGCCGGTGCTGCTGGTTCGTTGTTAGCTGCTGGTACGTATCAATACTACGTAACGTCGGTTTCGATGCGCGGCGAAAGCTTCCCATCTGCCGCTTCTGCTGGTGTTGCTGCTGCTGCTGGTGACAAGTTGACAGTGACTATCACTGCTGCTGCTAATGCTCAGTACTACAACGTGTATCGTTCAGCTGCTAATGGTTCAGCTGCTTCTGCAAAGTTTATCGGTCGTATCGCACAGAACAACGGAAACCCTGTCTTCACAGACTTGGGCAATCGTCAGCCTGGTTCGATCACTGGTTTCTTGGTGCAAGCTAACACCATGGGATTCGCTCAATTGGCTCCTTACAGCAAGCTGAAACTTGCAGTAAACGACCTGAGCTTGCCCGAAGCTCACTTCCGCTTCTTGTCTTTGGCAATGTATCAGCCACGCAAAAACGTGTTGCTTGAGAACATCACTGGCCAATTGATTCCTGGCGGCGGATAATCCTTAGTTTCTAAATTGTAAAATTTCTAACCCGCTAGGTTTTCTTAGCGGGTTTTTTCGTTTTAGTGATATAACAGGGTATGGAAAAATTAATCATAGATCTACTATCAGATACTCATAATCAGCACGAAAGATTCAAGTGTGACGGTGGCAATATTTTGATTCACTCTGGAGATGTCAGTCTTCGTGGTAGTGAAGTTGAAATTCTTACATTTTTAGACTGGTATGCAAAACAGGACTATGACTATACCATACTAGTCCCTGGAAACCACGATTGGGGTTTTGAGCGCACTCCTGCGTTGCTCGCTGAAGCATGCCAAGATCGCAACATTATTCTTTTGAACGATTCTGGGGTAGACCTAGAAGGCGTCAAGATTTGGGGCTCGCCAGTCCAACCTTGGTTTCATAGCTGGGCCTTTAACCGTGATCGTGGACCCGATATTAAACGTCACTGGGACATGATTCCAGATGATACCGAATTGCTCATTACGCATGGTCCTCCAGCTGGATTCTTAGACGTTGTTTCCTATGTTGACGGTACTCCAAAAGAGCGTGCTGGTTGCCAAGATTTGATGGATAAGATATTGAAAACACAGGTGAAATTACATGTTTTTGGTCATATTCACGAAGCCCGTGGGATCGAATACGTTGGTCCTACCACTTTTGTTAACGCTTCGTGCTTAGATCGAATGTATTACCCAGCCAGCAAGCGTCCTATTCGAGCTACCAGAGAAGTGGTGCAAGATGGCAGCATCTGCTATTTAGCAGAAGAGTAAATGACCCGTATTAATCTTTACCGTTGAATGATAGACGTTCTTTTAAAGGAGTTTTAAATGCTAACCACAAAGACAACCGCCGATCTCGTAGACATGCTGACTAGTAAGATCGCTGGCAACGAATTGGCCCTTGCCGTCGTTAATGGCTCCATACTGTCGCATTATACCATGAAACGATTGGTCATTGCTATGGGCGATGAAAAAGTTGCAGATAACATCCAGGCAGCTATGCTTGGAACACAAGCCCTTTCCGTACACGATATTAGAGTAATGGTAGACGGTTTTTCCAACGCTCTTTTAGCGGCTGAATTCATAGCCAACGTAGCAGGTGGAATTTCCGCTCTTGCTGCTCGTAATATCGGAAACCTTATTCCTTTTGTTCCGAATCCTATCAAACTCACTAACAAGCCAAAGAATCAGTCTATGCCTGCTGGTTTTTCTCTGAATGTTTCTACGTATGGAAACACCGGATGGCAACAAGTACAGTCTACTTTGCCTGCCGGTAGCCTTTTTCCTTCAACTGGTCCTGGCGCATCTTTTCTTCTTTACAATGCTGGTAACGCAAACACTTACGTAGTTTGGTACAATGTTACTGGTGGATCAAACACAGATCCCACTCTACCTGGCCAAGTAAGCGTCGAAGTCACTATTAATTCAGGCGACTCTGCTGCGACTATCGCTGCTGATACGCAAGCCGCTATTGCAGCTGATACTGTTGGTTTAACAGCTACCGTGTTAGGCGCAGTCGTTACGACTGTAGCTACCGCAGTACTTAATCAAGCAGCTGCTCCAGCCGCTTCAGTTCCAGCTGGAACTTATTCTAGCTCACAAACGGTTAGCCTTTCTTCGCTTACCGTAGGTGCCGCTATTTATTACACTACTAATGGATCGACTCCTACCACGGCAAGCACCCTATATACGGGACCAATTTCCGTAAGCTCTAGCGAAACCGTTAAAGCTATCTCGGTTGCATCTGGTTTCTTGAACTCGAACGTTTCTAGCGTTGCATATGTTATTTCTGGTGGAATTACGGTTGCAACTCCAACAATGTCGCCAGTCGCTGGATCATATCTTGGAATACAATCGGTTACGATTTCTACGGTTACAGCTGGATCGACCATTTACTACACTACTGACGGTTCGACTCCTACCACTGGAAGCACTCTGTACTCAGGCCCTGTGTCTGTAGCTTCTAGCGAAACTCTCAAAGCATTGGCAGTCCACGCTGGTGACACAAATTCTGCAATCGCAAGCGCAGCTTATGTCATTGGCAACAGTCCCGCCGCTGTAAATCTGGCTACCGCTGGAAACTACAGAATCTTGTCTGAGTCTGGTATCAGCGATACCTCTGGTTCAGCAATCACTGGCCAAATGGCAGTCAGCCCAATCGCTGCAACAGCGATCACCGGATTTACTTTAACTATGGATGGTAGCGGAACATTCTCTACTGCTCCAAACGTTACTGGCCATATCTTCGCAGCAGATTACACGGCACCTACTCCATCCAATCTGACTACGGCTGTTAGCGATATGCAAGCAGCGTATACTGATGCGGCTGGACGTACTAGCCCTGACCACACAAATCTTGGTGGCGGAAACCTTGGCGGATTGTCGCTTACCCCTGGTCTGTACAAATGGACTACTGGTGTTACTATCCCAACCGCGCTCACCCTTAACGGTGGACCAAGCGACGTGTATATCATGCAGGTAGCTGGCACTTTAGGCCTTAGCACTTCTGTACACATAACTTTGGCTGGCGGATTGCTGCCACAGAACATCTTCTGGCAAGTGAGTGGCGCTGTAACTCTTGGAGTTAGCTCAGTTTTCGAAGGCGTCATCTTGGGCCAAACGAACATTGCAGTTCAAACAACTGCAACTGTCCATGGCGCATTATACGCCCAGACCGCAGTTACGCTGGATGACGACGTAATTACTAGCTAATTAGAAAATTTAACGGGCGCTAGGGACGATAGGCCTAGCCGATCTGTAAAGAATGATCAACTAAGGCTTGGGTAACTGGGCCTTTTTTATTTGTTCCCACTTAGCGATCAATTTAGACGCTGAGCCAGGCACAGGGCGGTCGTCAGATAGGTTGCCAGTCTCCAGGGCGTCCACTATGATGCCTATACAGGCCAAGGCGTGAGCTAAGTGTGGCTTCTTGCTGTCTTCTGCCAACTCTTCGCCTTCATCGTACCACTGCATCAGGTGACGCATAGCAGCTGCGACGTAAATGCTCGCAATTACTTTGTTTTCTCGCCAATTGTAAGGGCCATACTTTTTAGCTCCGTCTTCCATCGCCAATGCCTGGTATATGATGCTTGAGGCAGGCACCAGATTTAACTGGACTTTCTTGATCCCAAGTAGGTCTTTTGGGTTAGTGCCTAAAACGGGGGCTTTCTTATCTTCCGACATGTTTAATCCTTGTGATTACACTAGTTTAGCAGTTTATTGGCCGATCTTTTGGCCGATCCTGGCAATCTTTAGTAAGAATATACCATAGATCGGAGCCCAAAACAATGAGATTATCCGCAAACTTGATTGTAAATTATGCAAATGTCAACCAGTTTGGTTACGCCTTGCAATGGAAAACCCGTCTGGGAGATCCAAATACCCTGTATTTCCAGTTCGTTGACTTAGACCAAAATATCAACAATATGAACGGATCTAACGGACAAAACTCCAATGGTCCAACGTCCAGCCTTCGCTACATGGCCGGTTGTGGCGTGAACAGTCCAGCTTCTGCGCAAGTAACATTTTGCTCAATCGACGACAGTAAACAACTCGTAGTGCAGGCATTTCAACCAGACGATTGTGACAGTTCTATATGGGCAGTATCTCTCTCTGGCACCCAGGCTGTCAATAGCGGAAACCTATTTTTCACCCTGAAAGAAGGCAGTGTAACTAGAAAGTTCGTGCTCATGAATGCTATGGCTGTCGAGCTTGTCTCGACTTGTGGGTCTTGCTAATGGATTTTAGAGAAACAGGGGTAAAAACCTCAGGTACAGCCGTTTATCCGGTTCACGCTCAGCAAACGTCTGGTCTTTTGACTAGATGCGAGCCTTTGCTTGCCGCTGATAAGTTCAAGCGTTTGTTTCTCAAAGGTATTCCGTTGAGATTCAGAAACGGCGATGTCATCACAGATATAGAAATTACAGAACAGTTAAACTGGGCAATGAATGAAGCGGAGCTTATGATAGGATCTACTATCCTGCGTGAAGCCTTTCAGCACAAAGTTCCATTTGACTATGCTTTATACAAGTCGTATATTCATATCATGGCCGAGAAAGGCCCAATCATAAGTTTGGAGTCGCTGGCAATTGTCAGCGCGGACAACAACAACATTTTCAGTATTCCTCCTACCTGGGTAGAATGTACAAATTTCTCAAAACGCTTAATCAACGTTATTCCTCTTTTGGCAGCATACGGCGTCAATCAAGTTGGCGGATCAGTTGGAAATGCGGGTATTGCATTTTTGACCGTTATGGATGGACTCAATTGGGTTCCAGCATATTGGCAGATCAACTACACCGCTGGTTTATCCAATACAGAAGGTCAAGTGCCAGTAGCGGTTAACGAACTTATCGGTACAATTGCAGCAATATCTGTCTTAAGCATGATCGCAGCTACATTCATTTTTAACTCACAGTCGCAAAGTCAAGATGGTATCTCTCAATCGTCAAGTGGTCCTGGTCCTAACGTATATGTTAGACGCATTGAGGATCTTGAGAAAAAACGAGAAACCTTGAAAAAACAGCTAAGAAGCGTTTTCTCTAATAGGTATCTAGTCGGGAGTTTCTAATGGGCGCGGCAGAGAAGCGTGGCGTCGGAGTACACAGCAGTTATAAGGAACAAGCCAAAAAAGGCTGTGACGTACTGTTCTGCGTAAAAATCAAAGGTCGCGCTACCCTTGTTGACGATATTCCTCTGCACATGTCTCTCAAAATATTTGGTAATCCCAAAGAATTTGATTTAGATGAAATGAAAGAGTACGTCAAGGAGCATGATATTTGCTCTCCAGATCCTAAGGATTTGACGTTCAAACCAATCATCTTTACGGCGGAAGTGTCTAAGCTAGACTACTACATGCTCAAGATAGAAGGTTTGCCTCCAAAATACAAGGCTCTTTACGATCACTACGGACACGTAGGTAATGTTTACAAAAATTTCATGACCCATGTAACCATCGACAAGGTGCTCTACGATGACCTTAAAGAAAACGGCGTAACCGCCGACGATATCGAGTTTGGTCCTCTGACTCTTGAACACGGCGCAAATAACCCTGTTCACACGTTTGAAAAATCTGAAAAATTAGACAAAGGCATCAAACACGTTGCCGCAGCAATTGGCGTAATGGGCGCTATGCAGTCTAGCCCTACAATCAAAGATGCTTCGCCTCCTAGAGAACCGGCCAGTATTCAACAGCATCAGCCTTCGTATAGCAGTCAGCGCATGCTCAATACTATCGCAACCGTAGAAAGTCAAAACGGCAAGATGACCAACCATAAGCCAGCTGGTGGAATGCACACAGGCGAGAGCGCATATGGAAAGTACGCCCTAATGCCTTCCACTATACGCGATACTATCCACATGAACACGGACCTAAAAGCCAAATATGCTAAGGGCATGGCGCTTCGCGGTGACGATATGCGTAGGTACATGCACGACAACCCTGGATTAGAAGACACTGTAGCGCAGAAACACTTGGCTCGATTAGAACACCATTTTGGCCAAAATCCAAACAAAATCGGGTACGCATGGCTTGAAGGTGTAAAGGGTACATACCGTGCTCAGAAAGAAAAAAAGAACATAGACGAACATTGGCATGTTAAAAAAATCAAAGATGCCTATGACAAGGAAAAATAAATGCAACTCACACCTAATGAAATTGAATCAGTAGACGACGTTGGTGTCCTAAACGGAGCACCCGTAAAAATGATCAAAACTCGCGGTGGATTCCACATAGCCGTTGGTCGTCCAAGAGGTAAACTTCAAGAAGAGGCACTAGCGGCTGGCAGTCACCCTGCTATTGTGAAATTCAACCTAGAGCGTCAACATCCAGAATTTCAACCTTCCATGCAAAAAAGCGAATTGACGGGATACGAGCCAACGGTAGAGAGTCACTCGCATTTTCTGTCTGACTCATTGCGCAAATCTGGACACGACCTGTATTCAGTGCAAATTGGCAATGAAATAGAATTCCAAGTTACCCAGGCAAACAACAAAGTGTATTCGGTTAACGCCTATTTAGACAAGAGCACGTTGGTGTTTGGTGATATGGACCTCGATAAAAAATTCAGTAGAGCCTTAGCTGGAGCTACCTCAGAGAAAGTTCTTTCGTGCGGAGCACACAAGATCAGGATTGAAGGAAGGTAACATGGGCGAAAAGAAACTTAAACCTTGTAAAAAATCCACTCAACAGCCTGAAAAGGGAATGAGTGATATAGACTGGGATAGGTTCATGGAAACCGTAAAAGAAGTTTGCGATGAATCAGACAAGAAACTGAAAGAAGTAGCAGACCTTTGCTTAAACAGAGAGTGTAAATAATGTCCGATAGCGGATCTGACAGTCCAAATAAACCACTAGACCCTAGTGGCGACATACAGGTGGATACCATTCCAGCCTTTGCTCCCTATATTCAAGAGTCTTTCGACCTTGATAGATTGGAAGACTTTGTGGTCGGTTTGGGCGTCGAATTCTTTCACTATAAGGGCATGCCTAGTCCTATTGGCCAAAAGGACCGTGGTGACTACCGCAGAAGTGACGGTGTAGACACGATTACGTCAAACGGCAATATTTACACTTTGGCTGGTCGCTTTACGGCTACCATGACTGACAACACACGAACTAGAAATAGGGCTAGTGGTAGCATCTTAGATCCGTCTGAGAGCAAGCTCGTAATGCCTCGTTTTTACAATAACTTAGGCCTCGCTGACGGCAAGCGCATTTACCTGTCACCTGGCGATAGAATTTACGTTTCAGACCCAACCGTTGACGTGAAAGTGTCAAATCCTCAGAAAATGAACTACATCGCTGGACAAGACAATGTCCCCATGTTCAAAATTGAAGAAATGGAAGTACCGCTGATCGACAGCCGTGGCTTCGAATACATGCAAGGCGTAGACTATAGCATAACAAAAGACGGCAATATTCGTTGGGTAGACGGTGGTAGAAATCCTGGTATTGATCCAGATACTGGAAAAGGTCGAGTATATTCAGTAAGATACCTCTATAATGCTTATTGGTACATCACAATTTTATTGAAAGAAGTACGGGTTACAAACGTCACCGATGGTAATGGGCGAACCCCTCAACGTATGCCCTACCACGCTATAGCCCAGCGCGAGTACATGTATCACAACCAAAACCGTGGTGACGCATTGAATCAAAACAGGCCAGTAGATCCTAAACGCAAAGATGCAGCTCCCATTGAAGCCCAAAATCCCAATAAATACGGGGTCAAGGTCGAAATGGACGCATATGGCGACGGATATGGCAAAGATGACGAATAATCAACACCAAAACAATCTTTAAGAAATACAATGAAACGGAGTAGTTATGCAAATTAAGAACAGACAAATACCAGGCGACCAATCCCGCGATCCTTCGGCTATTGAGCTTCTAAGCTGGAGTGAAAAGGCTGGATCACGAAAATCCTCAGAAGTAGGACGTGCGTTGATTCCGCTCGGAAACGGTGCTGCTGGTTTTACAACCGACGCTTCGACTCCTCGTATATTGCCAAGTGCAGGCCTCAACCTTGCTATTTACAACAATGCCGGTGCCGTTGGCGCTGTGACTGTTGGAGATAACACTATGACGCCTCAAGCTCCTGGTGCTGTGCAGGTTTCTGGAACCAACGTTTTCGTTGGCGTTCCATGTCAGCCAAATGCTTGGACATATCTTGCTGCTGCTCAATGGAACTGGGTTGCATCGACTGCTGCTACCTTGCTTGTGTTTATCATTGACGATCCCACATTCATTCAAGCTCAACCGCATAACAACTCGCAAAATCCGCAGCAAACAACCGCTCCTTGGGGCGCTCCTGTAAACGAGCCTAATACTTAATCGGAGCGTTCAGATGTCGTCTGCATTAGACCGTCCAGATAAATCCAAAAAGAGTTCACCTCTTAATGAATTTTTGGAAGGTAGAAAGCATAAGTTACATAAGAAAGAGTATCAGGTATCTCTTTCTAAGAACGACCAAGTGTCGTGTCCAGACTGTGGTCAAAGTATCTTCAAAAATGAAGCATACTCTGGTTGTGTTTGTATGGGCAGCGATATGAATAGTAAAGTATACCTTACAAAATCAGAAGATGGCGTGAAGGTTCGATTCGGTAAAGGCTGGGACCCAGAAAATATTGAGATGTTGTTAGAAGTACTCAGAGGGAAGCGTGGATAATTTTCAGTGGATATTAGCATACGACGGTGACAATGCTGGAAGGCTTGTTGGTCGTGCTATATTGTCCAATGATCCAGCTGCCCTGAGCGAAGTCTCTGAAAGAATAAATCTTGGCCACGAGATAGTCAAAAAATGGGCTCAGGAGCACAACGGCGGAATTATATCTGGCGGCGGTGACGAAGGGACCTTCCATTTACCTCATGAAGCGCTAGATCATATTGAACAGTTGAGAACGGATTATCATTTTGCTACTAGGCTTACTATGTCTGTAGGTATAGGTAAAACTTTATCTGAGGCAGGCAAGTCTCTAATAGTGGCAAAATTCAGAGGTAAGAACCAAGTAGTCATCTACGATCCCAGGATTGAACAGGAAATTCAGCAAGTTCAATTGAAACTAGAAGACGGGACAGCTTCTGAACAAGAAAAGAAACAGGGTGACGCTTATTTGCGGCCTGAAGGACAGGATACGGTTATGGACGGCAAAGACAAATCAATCACTAAAGACGAACTGGCTAAGGCATCTCCTAGACCAGATCAACATAAGATGCCGCAGCACATGGATAAACCTGGCGAAAAGGTTCCAGGAACAAGAGCTAAGGGCACGCACGACAGTTTATCCGGTTTTACTAGCGATCATCACAAAGATCAATCTACTCATAGTAAAAAATTGCTTGGCGCTTCATCTGCTGGGCTAAATGCCCGTGCTGGTGACAAAGCTACGGCTATGTCTCGCCATCATGATACCATGCACGCTCTGAAACAACAAAAACCGAATCTAACTAAAGACGAAGATGTTACCGTTGAGGCCGCGCCCGCTCCTGAACAGCACGACTGTCCTTATTGTCAAGAATTGAGTGCTCAGGGCATTCAAGACGAAAGCTGTCCTTATTGTGTACAAATGCACGATCCTAATGCCGAAGGACATGCCGATGATTGTCCTTATTGCGCAGTAATGAATCACGATCCTAATGCTGAAGGTCACACTGACGATTGTCCTTATTGCCAGGAAATGGGCTCGCATGATCCTAATGCTGAAGGTCACGAACAGGATTGTCCTTATTGTCAAGTAGCTGCTCAGTCTATGGGCGGAGACGATCAAAACATAAGTCCAAACGATCCCTCTACTGAATTACTGCCTACCACTCAAGATAGCCAGAACTATGCCGGTCAGGATCTTGCTCGTCCAGGAATGGACAAGCCTGCCGCTATTTCTTCGCAACCCTCGAAATTGGCCGCACCTACTGATTCAAAATCCAATCAGAACATCATTCTTGAAAACTCACAAGGCGGGCCTGCTGCTCAAGAATATCAAGAACCGTTTGCTCCTCCTGTTGGAACTACCAGTACTCCAGAAAATAGCGATTCTATAGAAAGCATTACAAATGAAATCGACGCACTTGGAGCTGACCAAGTTCCATTACGCGCTGAAGGTCAAGCTGACGACGCAGACCTGCCTGGCGGTACTAACATGGAAGGCAACGTTAGCCGTCCAGAAAGCTATAGCCAGAATACTCCCACTGATATGGGACTTGGCGAACAACCAGATGGTGCTCCAGATGTTACGTCTGTGCTGCAACAAGGGTTGGACAGTCATGCCGACAGCATCAAACGAGAAAAAGTTGTTGCTATGGTTGGCGAAGCTTTGGAAGGATTCAAAGGCTGTAAGATGATACTTGAGCGTGCTAAATTAGAAGCACCTCAATTATACGCGTCTTCTATCGCTATGCTTAAAGCGATGATAGAAATGGCCAAGCTTCTTGGGTTAGACCAAGACCAAGCTGCTCAGCCGTCTGGCGTAGTAGAAGAATCTCCAAACATTTTATCTCCTGAAGAAGGCGTCCTAGAAGGACAACCTGCTGGTGGAATGCCAGAAGATCAAACCAACGATCCGCAAGCTCAGACTGAAGCAGCTGGAGGAAATCCAGACTACAACAATTTGTATCCTGCCCATCCAGATAGTGGTGCCGACCCAAAGCTTCAGGGGCGATAGGGCAACCCATTGGAAAACTGCCGACCTCTCAAACAACACAACACGTAGCGCGAACGCCGTACATGGAAGGTGCTGTTAATGAAAAAGGTCAAAAGAAAGTGATTGATCCGATTACTAAGAAAACTCGGTGGATCACTATGCGCGACGGCAAGGTGCAAAGTCCTACTGGAGTACCAGTGAAGCCATTGCCAATTAAAGAAGAAAACCCTCAGAAGGTGCCTCGTGAGCCTAAAGCTTAGCGCAAACGCTGATGCTATAGCAGCGCAATTTCAAGAGTTTGCCAAAGAAGTAGAGGCAGACATAAATAGTGCCATGCGCGAGCTTGCTACTTTGACTCGTGCTCAGATTGCCATGGAAGCTCAGCGTGGAGACGACAAACTTAATTCGACTCAGCATATCTACATGGAAGCATTGTCTGACGTAGACGATTCTGCTCCAGGCCTGTACGTAATTACCCTTGATGAGAAAGCTATGTGGATAGAAGAAGGACTCACTGCCCACGATATGAAGCCAGATTTACTGCAAGGCAAAACCCACAGGGTTATACCTTTCAAGTATGATACAAAACCAACCCAAACGCAACCGTCTACGATGCTTTTGGTTGATGCTATTAAAAGAAAACTGAAAAGTGAAAAAATTCCATATAAGAATATTGAATATAATCAAGATGGTAGTCCTAAGCTTGGCAAACTGCACGATCTAAAATGGGGAGTTAACCTCAGAGATCAAAGAAAAGACGGAACTATGGGTGGCAACATTGGCATGAAAATACCTGGCAAAGGTAACACGCCACGGCTACAAGGGCTGTCTATTTATCAGCAGATCGACAAGAATACTGGAAACGTTCGAAGAGACATTCTTACGTTTCGCACAGTTTCTGCTGGTCCTGCAAGTGATGGCAAATGGCTACACCCTGGCCTGAAAGCTAAAAAATACATGGATAAAGCCATGGAAGAAGCGATACGCCAATGGGAAGAGAAAATCCTCCCTGGCATCGTAGACAAATGGAACGGTAAATAATGGGCATCTTTCAAGGTGACGTAATTATAAAAACTATGGTCGATCTAGGCCTGGATGAGATGCGCAAAAACGCATGGTTGTTAGATCACGTCTTTGATAGCCTCAAGGCCATTCCTTACATTTCCGACAAGTACGGCCAAAAACAAATAGATGCTGCTAAAGAATGGTTCATGAACAACAACATCAACGTCTACATGCGTCCTCGCAACGACAAAGATGAGTTGCCTTGTGTAACTATTACTCCTGGGCCTACCCCAGAGATACCAGAGATGAAGCACATGGCCGACCTATCTACGGTCAAGAAAATGCTCTTGCCTTTGGAAATTGGCAAACCGATTGCTTTCGTAGTAAAACCTTTCGTTCCTACTAGCTACGATCAAGCGTCCGGTGAAATCGGCATAGACCCTAACACTGCTGGTTTTGAAGTGGTTACTCCTGGAATGGTACTTGTAAATCCTGCAAACGGCAATGGATACCCTATTTTGGCCGTATCTGCTGGTATGTTTTTTATCGAGCCAGGATTGGGCGTCGATGCGACCGAACTTGCCGTAATACCTCAGTTTCCTTTCTACGAGGCTAGAGTTGAGCATGCTTTCTTTCAGGACTCATACACGATAACCTGCCAAACCCATGGTGACGTACAGACTTTGATTTGGCTGCACTCCATTGTAATGTATGCAATCCTCAGATACCGCGAAAGTCTCCTTGAGGGTAACGGATTTGCCCAAAGCTCTATCAGTAGCGGCGAGATCCTGATGGACCCCAATTATATAGGTGGGGACGGTGGCGAACTGTCATATCTTAGAATGATCGTTTTGTCAGGTCAAGTAGAAAATAGCTGGATCAAGCTACCACGCAGATTCATCGAATCGTCCATAATCAAGGGTGTCGATTGTTGCGAAATCACTAGTGGAATCAAGATCTTAAGCAATCTTGACACGCCGCCTATTATAGACGCCACAGAAGAGACCTGGACCACCATAGACGAGAACAGTGAAGACTAAGACAATCTTATTATAAGACATGGAAATCAATACTTTAGCAGGCTTTAAAAAATAAACTCAATGAAATCAACTACTTATCTGATGAGTATGATAGCCAGACAATCTTAGATAGGTACAAGAGGGAAACCATGGCCGAAAGCAAGAAATTTTACAGCGCAAAAGAAGCAGCTTTGGCAGTTTTAGCCAAGACTGAAGAATTGCTTAAGGCGCATAGCTTGGCAAAGGCCGCTGTTATTCCATCTTTAAAGGCCAAAGCTAAACCTGAAGATGCGGAAGTAGATCCTGAAGCAGAAGCAACCCCAGGAGCAGATGGAGCAGAAGGCGAAGGCGGAAGCGGTGAAGGTTCAGGCGGTGGCGGCGGTGGCGCAGCACCAGATGAACCAGATAATTTTAGTACATCCGGTAAAGACGCTAAACAAAAAGTTGCTGGGAAAAGCCAAAAAATGGATAAGTCTGAAGAAGAATTTGGATATCAATTGTTACGAAAAACTGGCGAATTCGCCTCTGGTATGCACAATGTTCAGTATTTCAAACTTGAAAAAACTGAAGAATTGTTTAAAGCTATTGCCGAAGCAGATTTGACAAAGAATGCTCCGCCAGTAGGAAAGCCAGATCATTCGAACCCTCCTAAAGAGGAATCTGCAATGAAACCGGCTAGTACACATCCTGAAGCCGCTAATGCTACTCCTGCTCCCGAGAACAACCCTCATGAGCAAGCTGAAGGTAACAACGCAGATTGGGGAACCAGTCCGCAAGTAAAGGGCCACATTAAATTGGCTCATTTTATTGGCCACACGAGCGCTAAAAAGAAACTGAAACAGCCAAACTCCAACATTGGAACGGCTATGGGTCAACCAAAAACAGTAGCTGCACCTGCACCCGCTGTTGCTCCTGTAAAAAAGGGCATTGCACTTAGCTAATATGGCGAAAGAGAAGAAGGTACAACCTATGGAAAATAAACAGGAAATGACGCTAGAAGAAGCAAAGGCTTGGCGTGCATCTTTATATGTTCCACAGGAAGCCGTGTTGACAGAACAACAAAAACGTGAGCAGTTCAGGATTTTCTGGACACAGGCTAAGCGTAAATATGGCAAGACCAAAGAATTAGAGGAAATCGTGTGGTTACACCTGAAATCTTCAAAAATGGACGAACCCTCAAAATTCGAAGCTGGGGTTGCTCACTTCGGACTGAAAAAAATTAAGAATTAAGGAGAGCAAAAAATGTCTCTACGAGTAGTTACAAGTTTATTAAATACAAATATTCCTGGAGCATATCCTAACATCACGGTGCAATCGCAACCCGTAGGTTTAGGTCAATCCGGCATTATCGTAATCATGGGTGAAGCCGATGGCGGTCCTAGCTATCAGCAAGTCGCGTTGAAAAACAACACTTTTACTCCAGATCAACTGGCCAAGGTTCAAAACATCTATACGAGTGGACCAATCGTAGATGCTTTCGACGCGCTGACCGCTCCTTCTAACGATACAAACATCAAAGGATCTGCAAATCTTATCTATATCGTTAAAACTAACACGAGCGCTCAGGCATCTGCTGCTATCGCTGGTGGATACGGTAGTTTGGTATTCCAGAATTCTGGAGTTGCTGGAAACGGTTATTCTTATCAAATCAGCACTCTTCAAGCAGAAGTTGCTCCCAACGTTCTTGGTTCTCCAATTCCTGCATTCGGCGCTCCGCTCAATGGTCAGTCTTTCAGCTTCCGCTTAAACGGCGGTGCTGCTACGGTTATCACTCTTAGCGCGACTCCTACACAGCACGACACTGTTCCTCACCTTGTAGCTGAGCTTAACGGCCTGTTACCGGCAACTATCGTAGCATCTGCTAATCCAGCTGCTCCAACGACTAGCATTCAGTTGACTGTGGTTGACGCTACTCCATTTGCCAATGGTTACGGACAAGCATTAGAATTGATCGACTCTACTCCTGGTGACTTGGCCGCTCTTGGTTTGGTTGCTGCTCTGACTGCTTCTTCTGATGAAGCACAGGTTGAAGTCCAGATCAACAATCCTTCTGCTGGCGTAAACGAGACTCTTAACGTTGTTCCAGATATCGCTCTCAATATTGGGTATCAGGGTACGACTGCAACTATTACAATCAACCAGACTACTGGTATGCTGACGACAACTGTCGCTGGTGGAATCGGTGCAGCGTTGAGTGTAGATCTTACTCACTATGCTACCATCGGTATTTTGGCCGCTTATCTGAATGCTCAGCCAGGCTACACTGCTCAGGCAGCGCCTTCTGCTCAACAACAGTCTACCGCTGCACTGGATGCCGTTACCGCTGTAGGTATCGCTTCTACTGCTGCAAGCGCAATGCCTGGACGCATCAAAGATGCTGCTAACACTTTTCAATCAGTTTTGGGCACTTCGTCTGCATTAGCTTTCAACGCTGCTGTCGCAGCAGGTCTGCCACTTCCTATGGCTGGTCAGGCATTCCTGTCTGGCGGAGCAAGAGGACCAACTCTGGCCATCGACATCGTGAATGCTCTGCAACAAGTTGCAGGTGTTCAAGTAAACATCATCGTTCCTTTGTTCTCGCAAGATGCATCGAAGGACATTACTGCTGGTTTGACCGATCCTGGCTCTACCTACACTATCGCAGCTACCAACGCATTGGTCAAGAACCATTGCATCGCGTACAGCACTGTTAAGCTCAAACGCAACCGCATCTGCGTATTGTCTATGCAAGACACGTATGCGAATTGCAAAGCTGCGGCTCTGGGTCTCGCCAGCTATCGTTGTTCCTTGGCTTTCCAAGGATCGACAGAAGTCAACTCGGTTGGTGTTATCACTAAGTTCCAACCCTGGTATACGGCTACAATCGCAGCTGGTATGCAAGCCGGTGGATTCTATAAGTCTATCTGTAACAAGTTGGCTAACATTATTTCCTACACAGATCCTACCGGATTTGATTCGGGAAGTCCTGGTGACGTTGAAGACGCGCTGTCTTCTGGTATGTTGATCTTGACCGCTTCGACCGCAGGAAGTCTGTGGGTTAGCGATCAAACTACTTACGGTTTTGACACCAATTTCGTGTACAACAGCATCCAAGCGGTTTACTGCTCGGACATTCTGGCTCTTGACCTTGCTGCAAGCTTCCAAGCCGCTTTCGTCGGTCAGTCTTTGGCTGATGTAGACGCTGCGACTGGTTTGAGCTACTTGGCTCAAAAGATGGAAGGTTACAAGAAACTGAAGCTTATCGCAGCTAGCGATGACGCTCCACTTGGCTGGAAGAACGGTAAAATCACCATTCTGGCACCAGAAATGGATGTTAGTGTCGAAATCAAACTTGCAACTGCGATCTACTTCATCCCGATCAGCATTAACATCTCGCAAGTTCAACAATCGGCAGCAAGCTAATCTTTTAGGTAATTAAGGAGATATTATGCCAGGAAATCCATCTAGCCCGAATCCACTTCAGAAAGGCTATACCGCTACAAAAGGCGGTAAAGTCGTAACTGGAGCACGGGCCAAAGTATACGTGAACAATCATCTAGTCGGCATTTTCGAAAGCTGTACTGTAGCTAGTTCTTTAGGAACTGAGCCCATCTTCCTCTTGGGTCGTTATAGCCCAGACGAGATCGCAGTAACTTCGAGTGAAGCTGTCAACGTGACCTGTTCCGGTTTTCGAGTCGTAGGCTCTGGTGTTCACACCTTGCCTGCCTTCCCATTAGTCAGCGATCTTTTGCTCTTTGACCCTTTCACGATCACCGTCGTGGACCGTCAGACTGGCGAAATTTTAGAGACTATTTTGGGTTGTGTTCCAACCTCGAATAACACGAACTACAACGCTAAAGCTACTTCCAAAGTGAACATCACGTACATTGGTACGATTGCTTACAACGAAGACAACAACGACAGCGATCCAGGCAACAGCCTGCCGTAGTTATAATTTTTACATTCAAATTAAGTCTAAGGCTCGCTTCGTCGGGCCTTTTTCATTTTAGCGATTAATGACAATCTTAATAGCATGTCATCTATACCAGCTTCCGCAGCTTTAGCGGCCCAAAAAGCACAGAAAGCCGCTTTAACAGCAGCTGATAACGCATTGTTTATAGCTGACGCCGATAAGCAGATACGAGCAGCCATAGCTCTTGACGTGTCTTTCGTCAGCGCTACCACGTTTGGTGACGTAAATCCACACGATATATACAAGTACTATACGAACTTGGGCTATGATGTGGATTTCCCTGATTTAATTCAGGGTCAAAGGTTTCAACCTGCTGATTTGTTTGGGGAATTCTGGCTTGAGTATTGGAACCATACCCTTCTGCCTAATTTTCCTAAAGGGCCAATCAGAATCGTAATAAAACGTAGCAAAAGCGGTCAGTTTCCCGTTCCTCCTGAAGATAGCTTTCTATTGCTTGAAAACGGCGACTTTTTCGAGCTAGAAGATAGCTCTGGAACAATTCTACTTCAGTAGAAGGATGATTTATGGCAAACACTAAGATTTCACAATTACCAGTAGCTTTCGCGACCAGTGGTCCAGACCTGTACACTCTAGTTCAAGGTGGAGTCAACAAGAGCGTTACGTTTTCTGTCCTAGCTGCTGCATTGGGCGCTGGTGGCTTAAACCAACTGACTGGAGACGTTGTTGCCGGTCCTGGCGGAGGATCTCAGGTTGCCTCTTTAGTAGCTACATCAAACGCTACCTTGGTTACACTGTCTGCGTTGGCACTTCCTTATTCTCAATTGACTGGAACAGTTCCAACCTGGAACCAAAGTACAACCGGCAACGCAGCGACTGCTACAAGTGCGACTTCTGCCGGTAGTGCCGCTAGTGTGCCATACAGCGGTCTGACTGGTGCTGTTCCTACGTGGAATCAGAACACTACTGGAAACGCAGCGACAGCCACTCACGCAACCACTGCTGGAAGCGCCGCTAGCGTTCCGTACAGCGGTCTGACAGGCACTGTCCCTACTTGGAACCAAGACACGACTGGACTAGCTGCTAATATCACTGCGTCTACCAATTCTACTCTTACGACACTAGTATCCTTGGCATTGCCGTTTTCACAGCTGACTGGCCAAGCATCGCTTGCACAGCTTCCAAGTATTGCCTCAAATACTATTCTTGGAAACAATACTGGCAGCACGGCAACTCCTATTGCTTTGAGCGTTGCTCAAGTCAATGCAATTTTACCAGTATTTACAAATTTACTTAATGGTTCAGTCCCTGCCTCTGGCGGTGGAACTACCAATTTCCTGCGTGCCGATGGCGTATGGGCAGTCGCTGGAAGCGGATCGGTGTCATCCGTTTCCGTTGCTAGTGCAAATGGATTCGCTGGAACTGTAGCTACAGCTACAACTACTCCTGCAATCACGATTAGCACTACTGTCACGGGTATCCTATACGGCAATGGAACTAGCATTGCTGCTGCTATTGCATCAAATTTTCCTACGCTCAATCAGGATACCACTGGTATCGCTGCAAATATTACAGCACTTAGCAACTCTACCCTGACTACACTGTCAAGCTTGTCACTGCCTTATTCGCAAATCTCGGGTGCTCCTGCTGCTATCACCCAGCTGACAGGTGAAGCCACTGGAGTTGGCCCTGGTTCAACCGTAGTTACGCTATCCAATTCGGCGATTATCGGTAAATTTCTTACTGGATTTGCTTCTGGACCCAATAGCGCGATTTTGGCAACAGATACGATCCTTCAAGCCTTTCAAAAAATACAAGCTCAGGTTGACGCTGGCGGTGGCGGAGGAGTTGCGTCTGTAACTGCGAGTGCTCCGTTGGCTAGTTCTGGCGGTGCTAATCCAAACATATCTATTCCGCAGGCCGATGGTTCTACGAACGGGTTTTTATCCCAGACCGACTGGTCAACTTTTAACAATAAGCAAGCAGCTTTGACATTTGGGTCAATATCTACTTCGACTACAGGCGTAAGCGTCGGATCTGGTGCTAACTCGACAGTTGGTCCCAATGTTACGGTTGATATACAAACAGCCTCAAGTTCACAGCCTGGACTATTGAGTAGCGCTGACTGGACCACATTTAATTCTAAGCAAGCAGCATTGGGATTTACCCCAGAAAATATTGCCAACAAGGGCGTAGCTAATGGCTATGCTAGCTTAGATGCTTCTGGATTAGTTCCTATTACGCAAATTCCTCCTGCTGCTTTAGAGCGCTTAGTGATTGTTGCGAATCAAACAGCCAGATTTGCCTTAACGACGGCGACAGTTCAAAACGGCGATACTGTTAGTCAGACAGACACTGGCTTGATGTATTTCGTCATTGACGACACCAATCTCAACAATTCGTCTGGATACTCAGTATACACGGCTGGCACGGCGACTTCTGTACCTTGGAGTGGCATAACCGGAATACCATCCCCAGTATCTGCTCTTTTGGGCACCAACACTGGCGACATAACCCTAGGTACTCCAAGCGGATTAGGACTTTCTGGTCAAATATTAAGCCTAGGAATTGCTTCTGCTGGAGTAACAGGTGCCCTTTCTGGAACAGACTGGTCAACTTTTAACAATAAGCAAGCAGCTTTGACATTTGGTAATCTCACCGATGCAGGCACTGATGGAATCACTATTACGGGCGGAACAGGCGCTGTCATCGGCAGTGGCACTTCTATTGCTCAGCACGTAGCAGATGCGACTCACAACGGATATTTGTTAGCCGCAGATTGGAGCACGTTCAACAATAAGCTTGACGCTTCTCGTGGCAATTATATAACCAATCCAGATGCCGAAGTCAATACGACCGGATGGAATCTATATAACGATCAGGGTAATCCAGCTTCCGCCTTCGTTGTGGCACAAGATATTACGTTTACGGCAGTTGCATCTGGGTCGGCTGGTAATGGCATCGACATCGACTACATATTTCATGCTACACAGAGTTATCTTACTCCTTTGGTTACGGTTGTGTCGTCTACCCACGTCACCGTTGCTTGGTATAACGGACCTACTGTAGCGAATAACCCCACAGCAACACAGCTTAAGGCTGCATGGGATGCCGTTCCTGGAGCAGTAGCTTTAGCCACAGCTGCTATTACTGGGGTAGCCGGTAATTTGCAATACGAAACTGGTGCCAATATCACCGCTAATGGCGGAGACGTTGCGCCTGTAGATGGAACTGGCGGAGTTGTAACGGGCGTTACATTCACTAGAACTTTGGTCAATCCTATTATAGGAACTGCTAGTTTTGATCTCGGCAAGGACGCAGCTAATCGCGAAGGCGAAGGCGTAAGCACAGATTTTATAATCAATAGTCTAGATAAGGGCCAAACACTTCAAGTTTCATTTGCCTATGACGGTTCTTCTGGAATGGTTCTTGGCGCAAGTTCTGACGTACAAGTGTTTGTCTACGATATTACCAACGCAGTTTTAATCCCAGTAGTTCCGCTAAGAACCTTAAAGGGTCCCGTAAGCACCATTAAAACTTTCGTGGGTCAATTTAAAGCATCTGCGAACAGCGTAAATTATCGACTCATTCTCCACATCGCTACCACAAGTGCTACAGCGTGGGATCTACAATTAGACAATTTTCTTCTCAATAGAGTTCTTAACGCTGTGGCGGCTACGCAAGTTCCATCGCTCGTCCTTTTGGCTAACCCTATCAGCGGTGCAGTAACAGACCATATGGTTGTTATGTGGACCGATGGCGCTCAGCAATGGGTTCCAGCCACTATTACTGGTGCGGCTGGCTCAATTTCTGGCGATCCTGGCGTTATGCTGGGATTTGCCACAAATATTGTTGGTTCAGTCGCAGACATTTACATAAGCGGCTACATGAATGGATTCAGCTTCGGCCCATTTGTTGGCTATGAACAGTACATAGATAATACTGCTGGAAAAATCTCTCCACTACCGTCTCCATTCAACGATACGTATGTAGGCGTCGGTAAATCTATCAGTTCAACTGAATTGAATATTGATTTCTACAAACACGTAGATGCCGTTGGCGTCAAAGGTGGTTTACTCACCAATAATGTAGGAGGAGACTCAGTTCTTGCTGTAGGTGCCAATGGAAACGTCTTGGTTGCTAACTCGGCAGCCGCAGATGGTTTGAACTGGGCGGCAGCAGTTGTTACGGCAAATCCGTTCACTTACACTCTAGCTACTCGAACTTTAACCTTCCAGTCTCAAGCTGCTAACACTTTCTTGGCCGCACCTAACGGTTCGGCGGGCGCTCCAACTGCTCGATTAATCGTTGCTGCGGATATTCCTACGCTTAACCAAAGTACAACCGGCAATGCCGCAACCGCTACAAGTGCAACGACTGCAACTACCGCCACGAATATTGCTGGTGGACTTGGTGGTTCTATACCGTATCAAACGGCGGTAAATACAACAGCGCTTTTGGCCAACGGAACCGTGGGACAGATTTTAACATCTGGTGGCGGAACCGCCGCTCCTACTTGGACTACCGTAGGCGGCTCTGGAACAGTTACATCTGTAGCGATGTCCGTTCCAGCATTTTTATCTATTGCTGGTTCTCCCATCACAACATCTGGCACGTTGGCGGTAACTTTATCTGGCACTGCCTTACCCATTGCAAATGGTGGAACTGCGAAAACCGCAGTGACTATTGCCGCAACAGCTTCTTCTTGGGCTGGTTGGGATGCCAACCTAAACATGTCGGCGAATCGCTTTATATCAGGCTTTGCGACTACTGCGACCGCTGCTGGAACAACCACTTTGGTGGTGGGCTCTAAGGCTCAACAGTATTTCACTGGTGTTACAACTCAAATCGTAAAATTGCCAACCACAAGTATAGTTGCTGGTGATACCTTTACGATTGTTAACAGTAGTACGGGTGTTGTTACGGTCCAGTCTTCCAACGCTAGCGTCATTCAAGCAATGGCATCTGAAACAGAGTTAGTAGCTACGGCACTGGTGGCAACGCCAACAACGGCTGCCAATTGGAGCTTCGTATACAGCAACCTCAATGCTGGCTTACTAAATGGAGCAGTAGCGTCTACAGACGCTGTTTTGATCGTAAACAACGGTCACATAAAGTCAACGCAAACTACCGCTCCCACAGCTTCGGTAAATGCCAACGCTGGTACAGGAGCTACAAGTACTGTCGCCAATGCTACGGATACGGCAGGGGTTGTTAATCTTACTTTGGGTTCAATTGGCACACTGTCGTCTGGAGTGCAGACTACGGTCAATTTCAATGCGGCATACGGAGTTGCTCCAATTGTGGTCATTACGCCTACCAATGCGACGACTGCACAAAACGTCGTGATATTTGGAGTGTATGTGACATCAACTACAGCAGGATTTTCTATAAACTTTGCATCTGCTGGAGTCGCCACAGATGTTCTTCAGTGGAATTATCACGTTATAGAAACTCAGTAATACGATAACAAGGACAATAACCAATATGAACAGGGTTTCTCGCTATTATTTCAACATCCTTCTAGGGATAGACGAATTTGCAAATATTTTACTTTTGGGTTCTCCAGAAGAAACTATAAGCTCAAGACTAGGAAGGGCTTTCTTTTCTGGAAAAGCTAAATGGTTTGTATATCCGGCAAAAAAATTCGTTGATACTGCTGCTTGGATTCTAGCCAAACAGACCAACCATTGTGTTTCGTCTATTCTTAACGGTATAGACGTAACGGACTATGAACTTTGGAATTGGATAAAGGACTAGCGTCCTAAGCTGTGTACTTGCGCTGCGGCTACGCCTGCACCAATGATCGTCAATGCACCAAGGGCAAAGTATGCCCAATTGCTTGTGCTCTTATAAGAATCAATCGACTGAATATTAGATTCTAACTTTAAGCTAGTGTCCTGCCAAAGTTGAGCCCTGGCGTCCGACTTGGTAATAGCAGCGTCCTTCAAAGTGATCGCCTTATTCAGATCGCTAACCTGCTGAGCCTTGGTAGCGTTGTCTTGCACTAAATTTCCCACACATAAATTCAAGGTCTTTGAATAGGTATATGTACCATCTGAATTGGCTACAATCGTAGACCAATCACAGCCAGCAAATGCAGTATTCGAGAACATGGCTAACGCGGCAACTAAAGAAACGATTTTGGCTATAGACATGTGGTTTTCTCTCCAAAGTCTTGGCGCTGTTCTGTAAACGTGGCCAATGCAGTATCGGTTATCGTGGATTGTCTGTATGTGAAGGTCATTTCTACGTCGGAGAATCCATCTATCGGAAAGTTATGGATTATCTTGGCTGTCAATCCGGTAACGCCAGGTATTACGAAACACTCTCCTACCTTGTGCGGTGGGATATGAATGTATATGAATTCAACCAACCTGCTGAGTGCAAAGATGAGACATAGCGCAATCGCAAATTTGAGTAGGCCTTTGTTTGGGCTCATAATTCACCACAATCTACGTGTTGCGTTTCATCTATTCCTGAATAGATTTCAATTTTTCCCAAGACTTCTCCCCACCAACCTACTGACACCATGTAACGGGCTACGATAAGCTCACCTGTTTTTCTATTCACAAATACTCTAGGTTTTTCCCATTTAGGCTTCTTCCAGCTCACAGCTTAACTCCAGGTGGCGGCGGAGGCGTAGATGGGTCACTAGGATCGTCTGGCGGGTCGTCTGGCGCATTCTTATTGTTGTAATAGGAGTTGACTGTGGACACGATATGCTGCGTAGCATGGACCGCAAAGAAGGCTATCACGGTGTTCTTAAGCAGGTCAACCATGTCGCTACCGGAGATCAGATTAAGCACCCTGAAAGTCACCCCAATGATTATTAGAAGCAACATGATGAGGGCTTTCTGTAAGTCCAAGAAAGCATTGAAGAAATCAGCAAGTTTTTGACGCATACGTCTCCTTAAATGGCCTTCTGATGGGATTTGAACCCACGCACTTCTTACCACCCACTATGGGGTTCGCTCTTACCAACTGAGCTACAGGGGCCATACCAGTGACTATAGCACATGTTTCCACGAAGTCAAACAATCTTTAAACTATGATGGAATTTGGCGAAGCTCAGTATTATGGTGCCCTTGGATTAGCGATTGGCATAGCCACGCTTGTAGTTACGCTTCAAAAGGTTTTTAAGAACTTTAGGAAGGAACGTGATGAATATGCCGCCAAAGTCATTCAGGCAGCTAAGGAAGACGATGCGGTCATCAAAGCCAAGCTAGAAGCTAAAATCGAAGCTTTGTCTGTTAAAATCAATAGCTTAGAAGTCTCAGTGAATAAAGACATGGATCATTTAAAAGCTACTTATACTAGTGAAATCAAGAACTTAGGCGATAAAATCGAGAACCTGCGCGATGAGTTGAGACAGCAACACTCTGGATTGATTGATCTTTTGACCAAAATGGTAGGTAAGAAGTAATGAACGCACAAGATGTAAAATCTGCACTGTCGCTGTTCTGGGCTCGTCTACAGGCCGACCTAAAATTCATGTGGGCTAACGACCGTATCTTCCTGTTTATCTTTGGTGTTTTGGTTTTGATCGCTAAAGGTTCTAGCTTAATGATTAGCCTGTTGGCAGCTAAGTCTAAGGCTGAAGTCACTGCGGCTACCGCAGCTAGCAACATCCTGCAAGCCCAGGAAAACGCTGACAATGCTCAAGCAGACGCTTTAGTAAAACAGTCGAATGACTTGCCAAGTCAAGAAAAGCCAGTCGCTGATGATTGGTATAAAAAGAAATCCTAATGGGCCAAGTCAGTCCCTACCTTCGTAGGAAGACAGACGGTTACATGCATTGGTGTCCAGCCTGTAAAGAGACGCATTCTCTACCAGACACATGGGCATTCAACGGCGACCTCAATAAGCCAACATTCACTCCAAGCTTCAAACATTCAGGCGTTCAAACCATAACCGATGAGAATGGTCAGTGGACTGGGGAATGGAAACTAGACGCTAACGGAAAGGCACTACCTTTCGTTTGTCATTACATCTTAACAAATGGCATATTGAACTTCTGCGGAGACTGTACCCATTCAATGAGTGGTCAGTCTGTGCCGCTACCCGAATTGCCAATCTACTATCAAGATCCAAAAACTTAAATGCTGGCCTGGTGGCGTAGCTAAGGTGCCCCTGTAGGTACTCTACGCAGTCTACCATCGACCTGGACGCCAGCATAATCTAATTGCTAGAACAAGTACACTGAGTTACAGATGGATGCGCGTATGGGTAGCTAGTAGATCCGTATGAGTTGATGAACGCAAACTCCCATGCTTCACATTCGTTACCGGCAGTGCCAGAGTCTTGGTCCGTGAATGATCCAGAGCGTGTTCCCGTGCCGTACTGCGCAACGCAAAGTAGATTGAACCCACCGATGTTGCTGCTGTAGCAGCTATAGTTCATGCTGCAAGTAGTCGTAGGGTTGGACTTAGCACAGCCAGCCAAGAATAAAAGGGTAATGATTAAGAATTTCATAGAGTTGCACCTTTTTTGTGGAAATACTTTTTAGGACCATCTAACAAAGCAATGTCAATCAGATCAGCCAATTCGTCGAAAGTCAAAGCTCCAATTTCTTTATCGGAGGTATTCAGCCAGTCTTTCCCGTTGTAGTCGCCATCATTAAGGATATGCAAGGCAACTCCCAAGAAATATGGCATTTCATCTGAGAACCCAACAGCCTTAACCGTATATTCGCTAAGGCTATATAGCTCCGACTGTTCTTTACCAGTCAATCCGCCGAATACGCTGTTGGCCACACCAAGTACGCAATATTCTCCAGTCTTAGTGTTGTAGCATGATCCGCGATACTGTTGAAATTGACCAGATCGTAACGCTTGGGATAGTTTCTTTAATGCTTTCTTTTTCATTTTACTTCCTTTAGTTCGGGTGGACATTCAACTTTCTTATAAATCCTATCGAAAAGCCTAATCTCTTCTACTTCTGGATAAGCTTGTAGGTTAGTATGATTCAAAGCAGCTAGCCGGTAATGCTTATTGCCAACTTCCAGAATCTTGTCTACGTACAGGTCTCGTGTTTCCCAAGGCTCGCTTCGTGGTCTTAAAGCTCCACATTCTCCAACCATATAGTCTGGCTTGAACGGATAAAAGCAGTAGACAAGCATGGCGACGATGAAGGTCGCCATTAACGTTAAGAATATGCATCTAGCCTTGTCAAAATCTTCCACGATATCTCCTAGTGCAGTTTCATATTGGTTTCGTTGGTCTCAAAAGTAAACATGAATCGACGCATCATACCAAACTCTGATCCGTTGTGAAAATGCTTGTTCATTTCCAGTACGGCTAGCTCGATCTCATCAGTCTCAAAGCCAAGTTCAAGGACAGCATAGGTGGTTATCTTTTTGAGATCGCCACGAAAGACACCCTTACGCCAGTGCAGTTCGTAGTGGGTGGTCAGGTCCAATAATTTGTAGCCACATACAATCGGATTTTCTAGTGGTATGAACATTTTTCACCTCGTTTGTAGATTATACCAAAGCCAAAGCTAACGCAAGAAAATAAATATTTTATAGTTTAAGCCAAATATTACGGGTAGTTAAAAATGTAGCTTAAAAATAATTGCTAAAACGCTGCTTTAAAACTGACTGAGATGTGATATACACGAAGTGCTGCTTCGCTTTGCTTATCGGGGAAACAGCCTTTAGGCTGAGTTGATGATTTAGTCAATGACTTAGTTACAAGATTTTGAAAAAAATTCAGAGGAAAAATGGACGAAGCTGACAAACGAGACGATATTAAAATTGAAGGTGATAGAGCTACATGGGAAATCTCAGCCGTAGGAAACATCAAAGGTACTTACCTTGGTACTTTCGTATTCCGTTGTTTCCTAACTCCATTACAGCAAATTGCTGCTGGTCGAGAGGAACGCGCTCTCATTGGTGAAAATTTTGCATTTGCTCCAGACCACGAGAAGTTCCTTGCATACGCCTTAACCCAGCTTAAGTATCGCATCGTATCATCGCCTCCATTCTGGGCATCGGCAAATCCTAACGGTAACATGTCAGGCGATCTACCAGATCCAGAGATCGTATCTTTAGTCCTTGGCTCTGCTATTGACGCAGAGGTCAAATATAAGAACGAGATCAAGTATCGCAAGGAAGCCGCTATTGAACGTGCAAAAGCCGCCAATGATGCTATCATAGCTGCCAATCGAGAAGAGGCAGAACTCAACGGCGAACGAGACTAATGTACATCCACATAGGCGAGATCATTGAGCTAGCTAGGGTAGAGGCGATAGCGTTTAAGCTAAAGCCAACACCTGCGAGTTTGTGGCGCAGCCTGTGCCGTGAGTATTCCAAAAAATTTCACACTAAACTAGACGAAGTACTTGAAATGTCTCCTGAATTCGTAATAGGCCATGTGATGGAAGAACGCTTTGGCGATGTAAACGTGGATGAGAACCTTGAAGAGTTGATGGAACCTATCTACATGGCAGAAGATCCTAACTATGAATCGAACAAAGAGAAAGATTTACAGTCTTGGATTGGCGACATTGAAGCAGAAGAGAACCAGCGTCAAAAAGCTGGTAAGCCAATCAACATGAAGAAAGCCAGTTACAAGAAAGCACCCAAGACGGAACCTGTGCCCGAGATACCAAAAGACTTACCCAAGGAAGGGTTCGTCAATTTCGATTACATCAACAAAGACGAAGAGTCATAGTTGAATCTTCTTTCCCTTAGTGTGAATAAACAACAGTAGATACTCGCCGTCCTCAGTCTCTACCGGAGTCTTGAGATAGGTTAGTTCTTTCAAGCTAGGTTCAATGCGTCGTGCAAACTCGATCTGGCTGGCCAACCACATCTTGGTGAGCGTAGCCTGAGCTAGCTCCCAATTACTATCAGCCAATGCAGCATCAAGCTCCACGCCTAATTTGGCAATCCCGTCTGTCATACTAACCCTTCAATTTTGCCATCATTGCTTCGGTCTTACGAAGATCAATCTGTAATACGTTTTTCTTCTCAGGGTCCATTGGGCCTGCTAAGCGCTGTTTCAGTCCAGCGGCGTATACGGTTAAACGATTCAGTCTGTCTGTCTGAGCTAGTGATTTTGCATCTGTTGCCATTGTGTCCTCTTACCAGTAAATTGTTAAATAGTCGTCGTTACGTCTTACCTTAAATCCCTTGCCACATAGAGCCGCCATTACAGCCTCAACGTTGTTGAGATTATCTACGGAATAGCGAGTCTCACATTCACCCTTTTCTGCTTCACGTTCAACTTGCTCTAGGATCTCATCGAGCCCTTCCTGTCTATAGGAAGTAACCAATCTCCTTGCTTCTTGCGCGTCTTCAATTGCCATTACAAGCCTACCCTGTGATAAAGAACAATCGAGCCTGCGCATGACACATTCATGGAGTGCTCACCTTTAAGTTTAACCAAATGCTGACAGTTGTCAATTACCTCTTTTGAGAGGCCCGTATCCTCTGCGCCCAATATGTAGATAGCGCGTTGAGGATGAGAGAAGTCCTTGAGATCCTTGGCCCTTGCGTCCAATTCAACGCCTACCAATTGGCACCCGTAGGGCATGTGCTCATAGAAGTCTTGGAATGATTCGTACTCAAAGACTGGCAAGTGTAGGTAGCTCTTGCGCGTGTCGCTGGTCTGCCGTGGGAACCGTCGCCCAATGCTGGCTATGAAGTCCACTTCAAGCAGACTGGCAGTACGCATAAGCGAACCCCAGTTGTACTTATTCTTGGGCTGGAACATGGCTAGGCCAAAGAATCCTCGTGGTTTCATAAATGCTCTATTGGCATGACGCCTTGGATAGGTTTTGAGGTATGCTCAGGGTCTTTGACAACCTCTTGGTATACGTCCACCTCTATGTCGAGTAGATTCTTAATAGAGCATTTGTAGAACCAACCGCCGTCTTCGTCTAGAAAGGTAATCATTCCCTTGTCGGTCTCATCGTCACATGCGATAATTTCTTTTTCATAGCCGCCAACGAAACGTAAGTGATACTTATACTCTTGCTTAGACATTTGAGTGCTCCTTAGGTAAAACTGTTTCTATGTGTTCCACTTGCCCAGGCTTCTCAACCTTGACAGGCTCAACGTATCCTGTACTTTCCATGTCAATCAGGCTTGACAATGCACAGCAATAATGCCAGGTATTCCCTTTATTCAAAAAATAAACAATACCTTCAATTATTCGATGTTCCTCACACACAACGTCTCTCTCGTGTGTACGGTCTCCACCACGGGTTCTGACTGTGTACTTAAACTTTTGTGCCATCTGTCTCTCCTATCTGTGGGATGCGTGACTTCAAATACTCTTGTTCTTGTGTAAATATAGGAGGCTCGAATACTCCCCAACTAGTGCGAGTAACCATCGTCGTTCTTGGTCCATCACCCCCAGAACCGCCTGCACCGTGAATAGCTACAATTTCACTTTTCTCTTTGAGGATTATTCTGCCACGTTTAAAGCCCACTGGGTACTTGTCCCAATTCTGGCCTTTCTGGAACATCATCTCCTGTAGCTCATTAGTTTTCTTTCCATGTAATTGCTTTTGGCTATACATGGACTGAGCGCCCATCTGAATGCTATTGCGCGTTGTATCTTGTTGACGCCAAATCAGATAATTGCAGACCTCTATGCGATCAGGAATAGTAAACACCCTACTATCGAAGTAGGCGATCTTATCCATGTTGGCTAGGATCTCTTCGTCCAGGTACATGCCGTTGTTGAAGTGTGCAGTAGCTATTGATGCTGATACAGAGGCCATCTTCTGTATGTTACCGCCAAACCACGCATCGGTCTGAATAGTATCAAAGTCGGTAATGATTAAGCTAATCTCATCTGATTGCACGAAGGCCAGTTTACAGCCTGGTATGGATTCACAGAGAGCGATAGCAGTATTATCCATCACCCGCATGAGACCGAGGTCATAGGGCCGCTGAAAGCCCTTTGTATAGGTATGGAACGATTTGCCGTCCAATCGAATCACCGTATAGGTGCGTCGTGGCACAGAGAACCGCGTGCGGTCCTCATAATTGTCTTTCATTCGTGAGCCTAATTCGTCGTTCTTCATTTGGTTGCCTCTGGTAAACGTTTGAATTCATTACAAAAATCGAATAGCATTTGCGGATCGCTCTTGTTGCCCATGGCCATAGTCTGGAACTTCGCTGGACTAATCTCTGGCCTCATCTTAAAGTCCTTGGGCATCTTGAAGTCTGGATAGAACTTAGCGAACATCTTTCTGCCAGTCTCGTCATCCAAATAATCAATTTTGAGAATAAGCTCGAACCGTCCTTCTCTGATAAGGGCTGGGTCTAACCTTTCGATATGATTGGTCGTAGCTATTAGGATACGGTCCTCAGTAGAGCAAATTCCGTCAATAGCGTTAAGTAGACCACTCAGACTACCAAACGAGAAGTCTTTAGAGTCTGGCTGTTCATCGTCAGAATCTGGAGCACTAGGCGTTGCACCGCTTAAGGATTTCTGGTTGTTCTTCTTTTTAATCATTCTCCGTTTACGCGATGTAGCAACCGAATACGAGTCAATGTCCTCGATCAGGATGATGGCCTTCGGCGGCAACTGCTTGAACATCTCTAATAGCTTATCGTCGCTCATCAGCGATAAGTTGGCTATGAACAGATGTGAGTTAAACTCTCCACACAAAGCGAGAGCCAACGTAGTCTTTCCAGTACCAGGAGGTCCTTCTAAGGCAATCCCAGTTCTCCACGGGATTTTGTGCTGGCGATACCACGCCTTATCGCCAAGATATTGTGTGATATGGTCTCGCAGTTTCTTTTCGTTTGAGTCAGTCAATACCACAGAGCTAAGGTTGCGCTTGGCCTTCTCTGCGCTGCGCTGCCAATAGTTAGTGAAGTCGTGGACATGCGTGTTTTGGTCCCCTACGGGTTGTGGGATAACGTCTTGAAGGAAACGTCTGATACTTTCAGGAGACCAACCATACGTAGTGATGTACAGCGATTCTTTAGTATCCGTTGTATTGTTCACATCCTTTTCAATGCGACTCAAATAAAAGATTCTGCGTTTGTAGAAAAAGATATGGTTTCCATAACCCACGGATATGGCTACCGTGTGTTTGTCGGTCCCGTAGTTCAATTTGGCTGCGAAGTTTTTACAACGGAAAACTCTTTCTTGTTCCTCTAACCAATACGTAATTGCGTTGAACAGGTTATCGTTGTTGTTGATACGCACGCCAACCATGAACTGGCCTTTAACGTAACCAAGTACCCTCATGGGTATATCTTTGAAGAAATAAGTAGCAATGCCCATACCATAGAGCGTCATCGCTCCACCGACCACGGGATTAGCTTTCATCATTTCTGCGTAGGATTTCCACAGACCTTCTGCTGTACCAAGAAGTTCGTGTACCATTACTTACTCCGTATTTTAGTGTCCCACTCGTAGGCTATCTCACATGGCGCTGGCAAATGCGACAAGCGATCAGGAGGCAACATACCAATTTGTTTCTGGATCTTGCTCAGAATTTTACTAGCAGCCCTTGTGTCAATAAGGCTACCGTCCCATTCCTGGAGAATCACTCTCAATAATTCAACTGCGTCTTTGCGTCTCATAACTTGCCTCTTGTGTGGGCAAACAGTTCAAGCATTAGCTCTCTCTGCATGTTTTGTTCCTCTGTAGAACGGTCAATGCGGCTAGATAGCCCATCCCATCTAGCCTTGTGGCTCTGTCCAAAAAATTTAGCGTAATCGCGTGTCACCTTGCCACCGCACATCTTTGCTACTACCCAACATGACCAATGTTGATTTACGGTATACGGCTTGTCAATAGCTTTTCTGATGTTCTTAGCTTCACTCGCGGTAATCATTTTGCCTCCGGTTTTAGAAATTCGTTAATCAATTTGTCAACTTCTTTTGGTGACATATCCGTAATTTTCCCCGACTTATGCTCATTCTTACCTGGCTCTGGCTGATGATAGTCCACGGGATCATGCGAAGCCAAAAGCAAGATGTAAAGCAGGACGCAAACAATAGCCAGTACGACGAATCTCATTTTGACTCCTCAATAATCTTTTGAAAAATCTTCAACTTAAAGCGTACCATCTGATCTATGTATTGTACAAGCCAATCCTTAAAATATGCATTGTCGTTCGGATAGTTAACCCACACCATGGGATAACCTTCTCTTTCCAATATCTTAGGGACATCAAGGTCATTGCTGACTACGAACCTTGCTCCACCTGAGAACGCCCTGTGAACCCACAATACGTCGGCCTCACCGTCTTCGGCGACAACCACCACATCGTAGCCTAGATCTATTAGCTCTGCCTTACGTTTCTTGCCTATGTTGCAGTCCAATGCGATCTTGATGCTCATACGTTGAACGCCCAGCAATGGTAGCTAGCCAACACATACCAACCAAGCTGCTCCAATTCGTGGGCATCATGATCGTCAACATCTCTGTGGTTCTCTGGCCCAGCAAAGATAATGTCATGGTCCGCCTGCACATCACACTCGTCGTATGTGGCCAGAATTTGCAGTCCTTTAATTAAGGCTTCTGTCCGATTCATTTTTATCTCCAATCAACATTGCTTTAAGATCGACCAACTGAGAAAACACTTCTTCAAAACCGCCTTCGTGTCCATGCTTCCAAGCCAGTCCCCACATCCAATCAGCCTTGTCGTGGCCTGTGGTGCCTAGCTCTTGCTCTGCATCATTGCGGAACTGCTCAACTGAATGAGAGCTACCGCTGTATTTATTGAAGTCCACTTTTGTCCCTTGGTCCATTCAACTCAACAACATCCAAGATACTTTGGCGAATTTCCTCGTAACTGAATCCTTCACAGAATACAGCGCCATTGATAATGCCTTGAAACTTCGCTACGTCCTGAAAACCAGTAACTACTCCCCGCACCGAAAACTCTGGCCCGATTTTGCTCAGGCTAATTGAGAATAGGGTCCACATTTTGTCCACCTTTCATTAGAAATCCATCGTCAGTATAGGTTGACTCGCCAGCAGCAACCGTTGCTAATCGTTCAATCTCTCCACGAATACCCTTATGGTTAAGCAGAGATAGCACCGCAAATCTTGGACTGTCCTTATCCACAGCGATCTTGATAATCCTGAGCAATTCCTTCTGGTTAGCTGGATCTACTAATTCGATTTCAAGAACGCCTTCAGACAAATCGCCAATTACACCATGGGTTATCTGCTTGACCGCATCTTCTTTCTGGAAATGGTTCAAGTCCTCGAACTTCTTCATAAATACCCCAGAAATGCGCCAAGCTTCATTGGAAGCCAGCTAACGTTATCTTTTTTTCTGAAGCCGGAGTAGTACCTATCATACTCAATGCAGGCCTGATATGCGGATTTCTGCGTGCCTCTAGAGGTACATCCATCGGCATTCTCAAACGTTGATTCCGTGTTGCTTGCCCATTCAACTCGTCCATCAACGTGGATTATGCGTAGGCCACCTTCCCAACGCTGCATTAGAATAGGACGCACACCGAACGACTTGGGTTTCATAATTCACCTAAAAATTCCATTTTAGGGAATCCCTCTTTTTTGTCGTATTCGTGAGCCATCTTAATCAATTGGCTGATTGTCTTCGGCCTCTTTCCATTCAGCCAGCAAGGTTTTGCAATGAAATCGTACCTCTCGCTGGAGCTTCTCAAGGCGCACCATTCGGCTTTCCCACCTGGAAAGAAGATACGAACCCTACAACCACCCGATGCACCATAGGTGCCATAGCCATCTTGAAAGAACATCACTGGGCGTTTACCTGAGATTTTCATTTTGCCGCCTTTGCTAAAAGCTTGGCCTTCTCTTTGGCACCAGCTTGGGCTAGTTTTTGGGCCAACGGCAACTGTGCGTACTCCGACTGACGCACTTCTGCCTCTGTCCGCTTGCGCAGCTTGTTGGCCGCAGCAGCACCGCTCTTGCGATTGTTTAGCTTCTTGCCCTTCTGAATCAGTGAGTCGATAGCCATAAATCCTCCTAGTGAGTGTGTGGTAAAAGTCGTGAAATATATTCCAACAAATAAACCCGTGGTGCCAGCCAGATCATTAAAGCGTCTCGTCCTTCGTTTACAAAAATAATGAAGGAAATCAGATTCATAAGGCCTGGTATCAAGTACATACCCCAATAGTTCTCCATACCTCTTGGGCCTTCAGCTTTTATTAAGCGAGTAAACCAAAAAATTACCACTAAGCTTGCCAGCGTTAGCAATAATGCGAATCCTAGCCATCCGAGGTCAACCGCTAAGTGGTATTGCAGTATTTCCTTTGCTACTATCGGTAGCTGCTCAAGGCTAAAGTCCTTAGCCTCTTTAAGCATCTCGCCCATTTGCTCCAAGAATTTGTTCAATACTGTGCTGTCCATTATGTTAACTTCCCTTTCTTTTCAGTTTCTTCCATGCGCTTAAGCATTGAAGTTGGTTCCTCATTAAAATGGTTGCTCCATTGCACATGGCCTTCTAGTTTGTCCATGCCCATAAAATCAACGATGACACCTAGATTCCTCAGTGCCTGACCAAATCTGATGTCAGGATTATCATTGCAATAAATTGCAATTTTTGCAAGGATTATGATGTTTGCTTCTTTGCGTGTCACGATGCCTCCTGCGTATAGGTAATGCAGAGCATGTGCCAACCAAAAACCTAATGATTTCAACTGTGGCAAATTTTACAAGTGTTGAACTTTTAGACTACTAAACTAGGCCAAATCAGCATTCTTTAGTGGTTTTGGACTGTTATAGTAGGCCGTAGAACTATTGATCGCTGTCTAAATCGTTAACGGGTTACGATGCCAGCCAAGCGTAGGTGCGTGCGGTTCATTACGCGGTATGACCACAAGCATTCTTTTCGACAAAATGTGAGTAGGATTTGGCCACCGTTTATGGCCTCTGCGATAATGTCCATGCGTTCAAAAAAACACTCCCAATCCTCGCCAGGATTAGGAGTTTCATTGACTATAATGAGTTCGGAGCAATGCCGACAGCGATGCTCGGTCACTAGTGGTACAGGTTAGCCGCAGGCAATACAGAACCATTCATGTTCAAGATCATACCGATGTTACCGCCAGCACTCTCAGCGTATTGTAGCTGGAACGTGTGGGTAACAGCGGCTTGAAGAAGTTTGGTGCCACTGACAGTCTGTAGACCATGTGCTCCATCATTGTCCACTACCAATGCGCCGTCTACGAAAACGAGAGAGCCGTCGTCGCTTGACGTAGAGAATCCGTAATAACCATCCTCAGTAACGGCCAATTGTCCTGTGCAGACAATGCGATAGTTGTTGTTCAAGAACAAAGGCGCAATCTCAGGATCAATCAAGCTATTGCCAGCAGTACCCGCTACGTTTGGCTGATTGATTGATGTGGACAGCAAGTATGAGTAAGAAGTACCAGTCAATACAATAGCTTGCGCTACTGTATATCCAGGACTGCTACTCGACAAATAGGTGCCAGACGCAATAGCTTGAACGGTGCATGCTAAGCCTGAGGTCAAAGGTGCTTGACCTTGTGTCTCGCGGTAGGCATTCTCACTATTCACAATTTGCTGAATAGCGGTCACGGTAGGAGTAGGCGCAGGTGCTCCAGGATCGCCTTTGTCACCCTTAGCGCCAGTCGCGCCAGTGTCACCAATGGGACCGCAACACGCCGCCAACATACTAATGGTCAGTACCAAAAAAACGATTTTCATAAAAACTTCTTTCTGTGGGTAACTTAAACCCACGGTGTATGTAAAACTTATCATAGGTTACTTAGAGTTCCAATCCTTTTCTTCATCCTCAAAACGCTGACGCCTAATGTGTCCTTCGGCACACTCAGTGCAGAAATACTGATGGTAGGGCTCAACTATATACAGGTCAATCCCTTCGACAGAACATTTCTCACAGTTTAGCCAGCCTATCTTAGCTGGGACTTCCGTGATTGAGTTCTTTACGACGGGAAACAGTGCGTCCCATAATCCCATAATTACCTACCATTCTGCGAATCAAGTACCTAATCGTCCGATATTCTTGGTCCACCGTCAAGGGCAATCTGCGCATTCCAACACGACGATTGTTTTGGTACACATCCAGCCTGATGAAGCTACCGAAGTCCCAGAACATTACGCCGTAGATAACATCATCTACGACGATCTTACTTAGCCTTGGATTTTCCATTACTTAGCCTTTCGTGCTTTCTTCTTCTTAGGAATGAATTTGCCATCTGGCCCACGTTTTGCATGGTTGTTCTTATAAGTGCTTTTCTTGCGCTTAGGGCTCAGCAAATTGTGCTTAGGCTTAGGAGCTACTGCGCAAGGCGCTGTCTCATCGCCAATGTCTTCTTCGCAACCTTCGCAAATGTTTTCATCGTCGAATCCGAAGTCGGCAAATTCAAACTCCACTTCATCGTCGTAGTCTCCACCATCGGCTGCAACCACGTTCTTGTCGAGAATGTCAGTAGCCTCTTTAAGCACTTCAAAGCGGCATACGCGCATCTTTTGACCGTTATAGTCGTTTGGTACTGCCACCACGTCTTTGGGGTTTACCTTGACCAATACGAGTTTACCACCGCGACCGAAGTCCTTAGCATACTCGTAGCCACCGACATGCAGACCATACGAGCACGTATTGTTAGGATTGTCGTCAACGCTCTCGCGTGGCACTTGACACACAGAGCCAGGGCTATTGTCGAACTTACCGCTGTGGCGATCCTTGAGGTCTGAGGTCACACCGCGATAGCCACAGAAGTGACCATCCTCAGTGATACTGTGGCCTTTGTTCTCAAGAAACTTGAACAGCATAGCACGCGAGTTAAACGAAGGATTTTGCTTAAGGTTTGCCCAGAATGCCAGCAATGAAGTAATGGGCAGGTTTTCCTCTTTATAGCCCAGAATACGCTGTGACAATTCGAGAGGCATATCCTCACCTTCAAGTTGCAGCACTCCGTCTTGCACCTTCAAGCCTTGCTTGGTGAAGTACAAATCATTGTCTGCCAACTCGATTACATCGGCAGTTCGATTTTCGCGAATCGCTAACAGGACTTTATCAAATCGAGCATCCCCCTTAGCGATTGTAGCGGTTTTGCCATTGTAGTGCAGCGTCACAGAACCTTCGGTTTTCAGAAACGGAATCATAATTATCTCCCTTTGCTTTTAGCGTTAATATACACAATCAATTCATCCACATGCTCAGTGGTAACGTTGTAAGCGTTTTCCAATGCGCCAACTAAAGGATATACTTCTTTCAGAAGCTTTGTCAACTTCTCATCTTCTGCCACAAAATGAGCCAGATCGTCTTTACACCAATCCAAAATCGTTTTTGGTACAATGTCGCTCTCAATCACGTTGTTCTTGTACTCTTGCAACATCAGTGCCACATGCTTATCCTTGATAGCTTCTTTCGATCTCTTGAGCAAATTCACATGCTTACAGTTCTTTGCCTTAGAGCCCTTCATGCGTGCCAGCGTTTTAGCATCTGGCTTAAAATTGGTTTTCCATTCCGTATACGACTTGAACTGTTTGCAACCCTGTACCATACTGATACTATCCTCAGTCATAGCGCATAGTGTAATCTTTTGTTTATCCATATAATGGAACAAGTCGTTGAGTTCATTCTCGAATTTGTCGTACTGCTTGAACGGAATGTAGTAATACATATCTGAGGTAGCTTGCACAGTCTCAATGGTGGTAGTCTTTGGTGATTTGCCACTACCAGTGCTCTCGTGCATCGTGAACATCTCTTTGGTCCTATCACGCTTAGCCTTCGGAATACGCACAGTGGGCGTATAGGGCAGCGTAGACAGGTTCTTAGCGTTGAAGTCGGCAGTGATTTTTGCCAACACCTTCTTGCTGTCCTTAAATGTCAGAGACACAATCATGGGAGCCATAACTAAAGGCTGTCCAGATACTTGCGCAGGGCGTACCCATTTAGGGTCTGCGATTTTCTTCTCTGTCGCATTTATGAGCATCATTGACATGCGATTCGTGCGCTCCATGTACTCGCGCATTCTCTTATTTTGAGTCACTACTGGCTCAGTTAGATCACAAACGAATACGTGGTCAACGTTATCCAGCGTGATGAAACGTCCAGTCTCACGCTCTAGCGAGGCATTCTTAGCGCGTCGCTTGGTGCGAAGGCTAACGTGTGTGCATTCAATGTCTGCAAACTTCGTTGACTGGATTGAGTTACGCTCAATCGAATAGTCACCAAACTTAGAATAATCGTCAACATTCGCAAACTTAGAGAGTTCTTTGAATGCCTTAATCCATTCAGCATTGGTCTTAGCCTGTTTGAAAATCGTAGTAATGTGAGACTTAAGGCTATTCTCCATTGTCTTAGCCAAGTCGCCCATTGCCTCAAGAGTAAACGGGCTGTCAGCAATTTGTTCGCGAGACATAGCGACTTCGATAACACCGTTGCCAATGTGGATGATCGCCTTTGAGACAAGTCGCTCCAAAAGACTTTCCATATTTGGGATTTTCTCGATCAAATCTTCGCCCACGGGATAGGGGATACCATCAATAACTAATAGGCATTTTGCGTGATAGTCCATTTGGATAAAATCTGGAATGGGATTTGCATTGATCTCTAACTCTTTGCCAATCATAAGGCCAGGCTTATGGACGATTTGATCTGTCAATGAGCTAAGTCCACGTAACTCTGGGCGTTCCGTATCTGCCCAGAAATACATTGCACGAAATACAGACTGACGAAACTCACGAGAATCATTGGGCTTAATAGCCACTTGAATTTCAACACCAGATTCTTCTGTTGTCTCAACTTCAGACAGCAAATCCATGCTACCTTCGTTGGCGCTACCTAAGTGTGCGACATAAGTACGCTTTACTCCATTAGTGATAGAGATAACAGTGAAAGAATCTGTGTATGCAAACGCAGATTTACCACCGATACCAAAACCGCCCGTTTCTTTGTTGCTCTTACGTTTGGTTGAGTTACCGTACTGAAGGAATACGCCGCTCATACGTTGCGGAGTGATACCAACACCAAAGTCACGCACCTTAAACACAGGACTTAACTCATTGGGAATACTCACGACCATGCGCTTAGAGGTTTTCGCCTCACGTTGAGAATCGCGTCCATTTGACATATACTCTTGAACGAGAGTACGAATGCGATGCTGGTACACATTCTTACGCAATAGGCCAATCAATACAGCAAGATTGCCAATTCCAAAGTTCTGGGAGACCGTCTCTGTGTTTGTCTCCATTGAATTATCGTGGGCGGCTAGTTTCATCTAACAACTCCTTGTTGCAGGTATACTATAGCAATCGGTGTGCCGCTGTCGCCAGGGCCTGTGGTTGACTTGGAAGGCCTGATATGTCAATGGATTAGACGTTACGTAAGAATCCTCAATGATTACAAGTGTCGAACTATTAGGCAAAGTCGAAGAGTTCGACGCATCAATTGGGAGCGTTTCAATATCGTGCAATACGTACTGTACCGCTTTGATATTCGGCGTGCAATTCGGACATAAGTATTTGGAATTCTTCTTGTTTTTGAGCATACGTTCAAATGTCTGGTCTCCATTTGGCCACATGCGCGTGACAACAAAATCTATGCCAGCCTTAGCGACAGCAGCCATCAGCTTGGAACCAGTGCCTTTTCTGTGCTTTTCCATGCGTGGCTCTAATCCGTCTGGAGTTTTAGTGTAACCAATATAATGCTTAGCATGTTTCAGTTTGGAGTTAAAACACAATAGATACACCATGTTAGACCTTCTTAGCGTATTTACGCCGTAGTTCGTTCACCATTGCTTTGCGCTCCTGTTTGGTAGCGCAGGACCTAACCGCCTCTAACTCTTCGTCTGTGAAGTCCTGGGCCTTCTTCTTAGGCTCGTGGTAGACAGGTACGTGACCGCTAGCGACAGCGAATAAGCCAAAGATAGCTGCAAGCATCATGCCATGTTTAGACTTCATTGGAACATCTCCGATACGTAATAATTTGAGAACATCTGAGCGTCCGCACTCGCGACCACATACGGATACATGATAGATGATGCAATAGAATGCTGAAACAAATCAGGACCATAGAGCGATATCCAATCAAGTCTATGCACTCGGAATAAGACACAGTGTCCCATTTCGTGATACATAACAGTGTGTCGCGACCACGCATCGGTGCCTTCAAAGAAAGGCCTGTCTATCAGTATCGTGGGCGTGCCGTAAACATTCCCATTGTAATACTGTATCTTACACTCGCCCACAGTCTCGCCCAATGAGCTATTGCCTAAGTCTGGCGCAAACTGCACGATTAGGTTATTAATATCAATCGTGCGGCCCACAGAGGCAGCGTCAGCAACGAAGTCGTTAACATACGGTTGCAGCACTGGATCAATGCTAACCTGTGGTGCAGGCAACGGCAGCCCTCTATTACATCCAAGCAATAAGCATGCCAGGCTAGTAAAGATCAACGCCCTCATCGTCAACGATGTTGTCGTCTGCATTGGCGAAGTCCCATTGCCCATCATACACAATTTCTTCAATCTTTTCATCTAGTTCGTCCTCTTCTTCGGCAGTCAGCGAAACGTTATCGCTAACAGAATAGCCGTGAGAATCAATAAGCCAACGTCCCTCGCCTCTATTGCCGTCTGCATCTGCGCCAAACTGAGAATCGAAGATACCAAATACTTCGACCTCAACATCAATAGTCGTGCCAGTGGACAATTCAATGTTCATATCTTTATTAATAGTTACCATAACATCTCCTATGGCAAAAACTGGTGTTGGTTAGCCTTGAGACCTGCCACGTATTGAGCTAAACCTCCAGCGCGTAGAATGCCTGCTAGCACGCTAGCCTCGGTAGTACCATCCTCAGTCTCAACGAGAGCCAGCAACAGAGTGGTAGCTGTGATGTCTTGTTTTGATTCATTGTCCATCACTCGCACTTCGCGTCCCGTTTTGATCTCAGCAGCGATCTGTTTCAAAGTGATATACTTTGAGTTCTCAGTATCGTACAGTTTGCGGTTTGCGTAACGCTTTACAACTAGAGCATTTTGAGTCGTTGTCATAAAAAATCCTTTGTTAAGAGTTAATTAAACGTAACGTCGAGTCGATCCGTCGAAGTCTGCGCTCAGCGCATTACGCTTGAGAAATTTTGCCACGCGATCACGGAATGATTTTGTGCCAACAACACCAATGTCACCAGCTACTCCAATTTGGAGGTGCATATTGACGGGCTGTTTATAGTTGCCAGTCAACGGATCGTTTGTGGTCACGATATAGCCTTCATCGAATCCCCACACAAACTCACCAGTCAGGGTTTTGCGGTTTGTGAATCGCAGCGTGTTAAGAGCCAAGAGTTTGGCAAACTTAGGTGCCTCAATCACGGTCTCGGTAAATCCACACTCATAGTCTCTACGTTTACGTTTTCCCATCTGATTCTCCCTTGGCACTTAGGCCGTTATGTAAATACTACCACTAACAAAACGCATTGCAACAACTATTTTAAGCAGCATCTCGTCTCAGTTTTGCACGCCAGTCTTTGGCACCAAAATTGCTTTGTACTTTCTTATTCTTTTCCTTCAACGCACGCGCTCTCTCAAGCGGTGGTAACGTTTTGAGATCGGGCTCAACGTCTGGTAAAGGCTTAGGTTTCTTATGGTTACTGTGGTAAAACGAATAGGAATAAGTATCTGCCAGCGGTATATTGAATTTAATAAAACCATCGTCAACCTTAGGCTCAGGAAACGATGCGGCCTTAGCGACAGCATCAAAAAGTATGCCATTGCGCCCTTCGTCGTGTGGATTGAACATGATAGCGCCGTCAAACCTAAAGTTTTCCATAAACTCGTGTATCGCAGTTTGAGACATGAGTATGCATATTTGACGCGCTAACTCTTGGTCGCTCATCTGTGAGTTGACCTGTCTCGAATGCTGTAACGATATGGGACCACCAGTCCGCGTGTCTGTGGCCTCAAGTTGCATCCTAATTTGCAGACCAAACATTGTGCTGTCAAACGCTATAACGGTACGTTCCCTGTTGGGAAAATTGATACGCTTTAGTATCTCTGTGACACGTCTACCGAGCGTACTAGTATCGGTCAATTTGTCAGGTACTTCGCATGGTATGTCTGCCAAATTTACATTGCTCATTTTACAACACCGTGTTGTTTTGTTACGTTTTCCTTTGTAAAAAGTCTCAATTTAAGACCTTCAATTCTGGACTGTAACTCAGCGATTTCATTGGTTAAGTGCCGATTAGCTAGATTTAACGCTGTCTCGTCCTGCTGTCCAAAATAAACATAGTGGAACTGTTTAGAGCCCTTGCGCGGCGTATATTTGACCATGCCAATGGGCGTGTGAGGCCAATGCCAATCAAATCGCGTGCTTGTCTCATCAATGCGTATTAATACTCCTTCGTATAATATTGAAATGATTTTGCTCATTTGGCCCACTCCGACATTTGATAGATGCCAATTACCTTATAGTTATCCATGTGTTCGTTCAAAAACAGTCCTAGGAACGATTTTTGCAGTTCCTCTGGATAGATGCCCATACGCCCAGCGTGCAACATGCTGCGACCATTAGGGTTTCTCACAACGAAACATATGTACGAATCAGCCTCAACCTCATACTGTGGTATGAGCACTCCAGCAGCAGCCATCTTGTTCACATCGTTTATCACATCGCGCACGTTGCGTTCTTTGTCTGACATAACATCTCCTATGCTGCGTTATGTTTTGAGCCACACACTTTACAGAAACGATAATCGAACCTAAAGCCCTGGCAAAACTCCATGTGGTCCGCGCAGTTATGCGGCCCACCGCTTGATGGTGCATCCTGCTTATGAATGAGATAAGCCATAACATCTACTTCATTGTGCTGGTAGTCAACCAGAATGCCGTTGGGATCGCTAGACCACAGGACGAAATACTTGGTAGCATCAATAGCACGAATCATGCCACGAGTATTGACGTGCTTTCCATCCTTATCATATTCAGGCTTTACACCTATTGTGTCTCCAACTGAAAAAATAGTTTTCACAATCGCAAGTCCAGATGGATCACAATGGTCCATCCCCGTACAATCACACTTCACGCATACGCCCTTGTTATTTATAACCCAACCATCTGTGCTAGACGTTGAATCATAAGAGTCAAACCTGAATACTTCGCCAAATCCGCCCTTACCTCTCTGAGGTGTAATCAAATCGCCTTTATTAAAACGTTTCGTATTCATTTTGGCACACTCTTTGCTGCCTCAACTCGATCCACCTCAAATGCTTTGTAGCACTGAATGCCATTCAAAACCAATAGACCAAACATAATAGCCTTTAGAGAGAAGTTGAGCAAATCTGATTTATTCCAAATCAGGTATAGCCCAGCAAAAACAACAGTATTTACTAAAAACAGCCAGCTCATTTTGGTACTCCTTTGTGCCAAACCGTGTCACAGTATCCCTGCTCTGCTCCATAATGGGCATAGCAGTCTAAGTCCTCTTTGTCCTCGTGGTTGAACTGACGCAACTCATTGTCGGCACAACCCATTAGAAATACTACTAAAAAAATGATTCTATTCAAACGTTTCTTGTCCTTCGCTGTCAATGCCCTCGGTGGGCTCCGTCTCTTCATTGGTCTCAGCGTCGAGATAGCCCAATTTATAGCCTAGGTCGTCGATTGCGTCAAGGCCCTCACACATCAACGAATAGGCGCACTCTAGCTGTGGCGTCTGAAAACGCTCTGCCGCATTGCCCACGATACCAGCAGACTTATAAGCCTCATCGCGTAACTCTTTGAAACCAGCACGATTTAAGCGTCTCATTTTAATTCTCCATCGGTTATCATGTCTGCCAATCTGTTCACGCCACCAGGATCATTAGGCAACTCATCTACGAAAACGATTTTCTTAGCAGCGAGCCACGTTTGACCTCTGTCGTCCTCTATGGCTACATCGTAGAAGTTTGCCTCATCACGAGACCACTTGTCCGATTTCGATTCTGCACGCACGTTTTCTAGTCCATATTTTGCAACACAGTCCACCGCGTAACCGTAAGAGCCTGACCACACGACACACTCGTGGCCCATCTCTTGCAACTTAAGCAATAAGCCCAATACAAACTTACCCTTAGGGCCTTCGAGCGTACCCTTTACATCGAATGCGATTGTCATTTAGTTGTCCAATCGCAAAAATTGAGCATGCTGTTTCTTGATATTCGCTAAGAAAAACCGCCCTTTAGACTCAGACGCCACAAACTCTTTAAACAAAGAGCGCGTAGCAGTCGGGTAGACGTAAACTGGCGAATCCTTGAACTTAATCATCATTTGGCCTTTTCTGTGGTCCCACATGATGCGCTCAATAGCCTTAGATTGAACAGTGACCACTTCAATAGAGCCTATGTCTTGTATGCTTAGCTGTTTCATTACGATACTCCTATCGTTTGTTTGTTATTAAGACGAAAACACTCCACCGATAACCCATGTATCTGTGCCTTTAATACGCACAGCCAATGAGTTTTCCCACTTCTTTGCATTCTCGTCAATGTATTCTTCGGCATTTTCAACGCTGTCAAACTCTGCTGGTAACACGGTGACACCAGGACTTTCTGCGAATGAGCCAGAATAGCCAGAGTGTCCGTGATCGTATTGAGCCTGTTCAACTAGCTCATCGTGTTTCTCTTTGACTTGCTTAGAAGTCTTTGCTGTGAATGTTGTAGAACAAAATTCAGCGCCCATTTTGGTACTCCTACCGTTTGTTTGTTGCTCCCTAGATAAAACCGGAATGGTGCAAGCCGCCTACTCTGCACCACTCCGTAAACATAAGGAGTGACTTGATACTAATGCAGTGCGTGTGCCAATGCTAACCTATTGAAAAGACTCTCATCTAAAAAAACGATTCTGTAAAACAGTTGTACAGAAAAAACGATTTTCGCCCAGACCCCTATTGGTTTCAATAATTTACCCACCCCGTCGAACTTTTATACAATGTCAAGATCGTAGACAGTTTGGTTGTATTAATTGGGACAAGTATTGGGACAAAGAATGTCCCAATTGTATTAATTGGGACAATTGCGACAGTATTGCGACAGTGTGTGAAGTATTGCGACAGCCCAATGGATGGGCCTAGCAGGTCTTTAGATGAATCTTTGGAGGTAATGCAGGACTGTGGGAATATCCTCAGAGTTGAGGCGTCCAAAGCGTTGTAGCTCAAACGCTATATGGGTTAAGTCTTTACCACCAACACTAGAATGTTGATGTAGCTCATTAATATAATTAAGCAATGGCTGTGTCACGTATCCTTGACCAATGCTCACATCGGCAGCATCGCGCAAACGTTTGAGCAATTCGCCTAACGGCAGTTCTAATTTGTCTTGAGACATGTCTCATCCCTCATTGGTACAACACCTCATTATGAGATGCTATCTAAAAGTTATACAGCTCAATCTGAAACGGCCCTAAATCCTCAATAAAATCAACACCTTAGACTTGGCACGAATCTCCATTGACATAAATTGTCACTGAGCGATTATGGTGCGCCTCAAAATAATCACATCCAAATTAAGAAATTAATTTGGCATGGTCCCTCAACTTCCTAAACGCCCCGCCATTGAGCGCGGCTAAAAAATGCATGCGACCATAAGCACCCCTCGAAACGCTAAAAACTGTCTCAAAACGAGACGTTTTCGCCTCGTTTCAATGGGTTAGCCTGTCAAGGTCGCGCCTAACCCGCGCCTAACCCCTTGACTAACGCCACGTTAGGCCCTTGACACCGCGCCACGTCAAGGCATGCATCGGTCAAGGTCCCGTCAACGTTGACTAACGTCAAGGCACCGCGCCACGTCTTGACGCCTAAGGCACCGTCAAGGCCTAAGGTCTCGACCACTAACACCGCGCCGCTTGATACGCCTAACGTTCTAAGGTCTCCAGTCAAGGCCAAGACCTTGACAAAATCACCTTGTTTCAATATGAGATTTTCCATACCGTCTCCTTTTGATATGACACGCAATTTGCAATATGCAAACTAACGGCCAGTGTTTCAATTCGATACATCCACAATTTTGGCACACCGATTGCATATGCAAACTATGTGCCATGTCTCATTCTGATACGCTCAAATTTTTGTACGCTCTACTTATCCAATCTTTAAAGTCTTGATAACTCATTATATCCTTAGCCCTATTGCACGTTTTACAGCACGTTTTACAGTTATCCACGCTATAGCCCTTAGAGTTATCCACGCGGTCTAACCCATTGTAAACATATGCAGAATTCAAAAGTCCCTCTTTGGTACATTCTTTACTGTAAACGCGCTGTATCTGTCTAGGTTCAATGCCACAATAAAAACAATTCAATTCACAAAACGTCTTAAATTGAGACTTCGTTAGGTCCCAACTATAGCCGCGCCTTAGAGCCCTAAGTCTATAATGCGTGTATAGCGTGGTAAACCCACTAGAGCCCTTAGACTGTCTAGAGCGCGTGTTACCAACGCTATGTCTCGCATTGAGACGCTTATCAATTTTCATGCCACCTTATCCCATCTCGTATTGATATAGTTCTTAGTCCCATGATATATTAGGCCGATCTTATTTGATACGCCTAACGCTGCAACCATATCGTCGTCTGTCCCATTTTGATACCCTGCTGCCTCTAATTGATCCATTGTCTCAAATACACGCGCATGGAAATCTGTATCAATTTGAATCAGTTTGTCTTGTTTGCCACCAAACGAGAATATGGCACGAAAATTGCTAGGCAAACGCGCTTTCTCATTTTGAAACATCTCCACTTGCTTTGTGTAGGCATAAAACGAGACACGTTTGTCTGCCTCAAAGTGAGACATAATTTTAATCCATCGGTCTAAATATTGCATGGAGTAAAAATCACCCGCATCATGGATTCTCACAACGAGACGTTTGGTGTTTCTCTTATTGAGCCACCGCTCAATGTCTGCAACCATCATGCCAACGAATGTATCATTTTGAGTCAATGCCAGTTTAGCCTCGTGTGCTGTCTTGACATTCCCAAACATATACGCGCCTTGACGCGCATAACAGCCCACCGCGCATAATCCCGCATTGGGACACGTCTTAATCCCAGTTTGAGACATAAACGCTGGTATCGTCCAATTCACATTGGTAATCCCATTTTGAGACGACTTCTTCATTTTCCCATTTTGAGTCAGTAAGTCCATAAAATCCCCTTTGTTTAAGTTTGAAACGCTCTAAATTAGAACACCTTATCCATTATCATCTTGAGACACGCTGTCTCAACTTGAGACGGTGCATCGCCTAACCCATATGCATCAATTGTGCCACCGTCTTGGTCTATTTCTGAGACAGTCGCATTATCGACCATCTCATTAAAAGAATCACCCGATGTTTCAATATGATACGATCTCCATTGACCTGCATCTGCAAAATCAATGCCAAGGTCTGTATCAATTGAATACGTAGGAATATAAGACAGCCAAGGTCTGTGACCTGTAAACAGTGCCTCAATTTGGCACAGTATATAAACGAGACGAGCAATCAATTTTGTCTCAAAACGATACTTGCCGCGTGGACCAAATGAGCGCCCACCTTGATGCGTTTCAAAACGAGTCACGGACCATTTTGAACGTCCCATATTAAGCCACCTTACGTTTGGTCTCAATTGAGACAGGTATGCTCAATTTGAGACGAGTTACTTTTTCTGCAAGAATCAGGCCATCGGCCCAATCTGAAACGAATCCATCTGAGCCGACTTGAAATGAGTCACCAAGATACTGTTTCATAATGATAAGACACGCGGTCACGACTGTATCATATTGACACCGATTAGTCTTACAGGCATCCGGCTCATTTTGAGACATGTGTTCGCGGAATGCAAACGTCTCACAACTACCGACTCGTTCTGAGCCATTCACATTGAGACCACCGTATCGTTTCGATACGTCGTGCGCGGTGTATCCACTAAGACCACCAAACGTCTTAGAATAATACTGTACCACTTTGACACATTGCTTAAGCGCATTCTGATATTTCTTCTCATTTTGAGCCGTTTGTCCACGTTTGCCGTTGAACGACCAATAATGCGTATATCCCATTTTGATACTCCCCGTTTTATCGGTGCTCAATTGCACCGCTTAATTAAGACTAACCGCGTTAGTCTGAAAAATAAAGAAAATAATGCAAACCGTCTCAATTTAAGACTAACGCTCTTATGTCTAACGCGCCTAACCCATGCCTAACGCTTAGGCTTAGACAGTCTAGACAGCCTAACACCGTCAAGGCTTGACCATAACTAACCGCTAACGGTGTTAGTTCAAGACTTGACTCGACCGATGCACTGCAAATCTGACAGCATATCAATTTGGTACACCTAGAACTATTTGCTAACTGTTTCATTTGGAGACTCCATCATCTCAATTTGATCCATTATATATTGCGCCCTATTTAGCGCGTCAAACACTAAGTGATCGAAACCGTCTCCTTTTGAGACATAGAATTTCGCTGTTATGAGCCAATAATCAATCTGTCTCAACATGAGATCGCGTTTCATTTTGATACCCCTTGCAATTGTTATGCCAATTATTCCATCGTACCTAAAAGCGTCTCAAAATCGCCCTCACCGTGCAATGCAATATAGGCCGTCGAATATATGTGGCAAAATGGGTCGTTCCCTTCTGATACGTAGTTTTTAAAGTCGTCCCATTCTGATTCAACTAAATATTGAGCGCATTCCATAAATCGAGTCGTCCCATATTGGGATTTCTTCTGTTCCATTTTAATACTCCCCTTTGTTTCATTCTGGTACACTAAAAGACTGCCCCATATTGGAGCAGTCCTAACTGTATCAAATTAGGCCGTTAGCAATTTGGATGCAGCGTCCCAAATTGAGCCATTCAAATCAATTGCCCTAGCGGATTGTTCTGAGACATTCCGAGCGGTGCAATTGCGTACCGTTCTGATATTATTGATATCGAACGTCTCAGTTTGATATCCTACTCCACCACGAATAAGGTTTTCCTGTACCACATTGAGACAGGTCCATAAGTCGCTAGCAGCATCATCAGTGCGTCTCACTTTGAGAAGAGGTGCGGCATAAATCTTGCACACATTCTCAGTTTGAGCCAATCGAATTTGAGCCACTTCTGTCGCAAATTGAGCCAGCTCAATTGGAGACACAGTGCGGGCCTGCATCATTTTGACCATCTCAACTAGAGACGCTTGCTGTGCAACAAGCATCGGAATGAGACTGTCTAATTCTGAGACAGGGTTGGCTAAGTGTGCCACTTTGATCGTCTCAAAATGCTTCCCAACGTTCAATTGGTTAGCGCATGCGCCACGGAATAGGCCTAAGACACCGACCAATTTCCCATAAAGATGCGGCACCTTAAAAATCAGATCAAAATGAGACCCATTGATCTCAAATTGAGACCGACTACGGTAGCGTGCAATTGTGGTCTGAAAGTCCTGTCTATCGGCGGACTTAGCGCGTCCCGTTTTGAGATGAACCAAGTCAAACCCATGGTCATTGAGAACTGCCTCAATTTGAGCCGGTTCAATTGCAACAAACTTGTCGCTTTTTGAGACATGCGGTTGATTTTGCAGGAAAGACGTAGACCGTGCTGCATTGTTTTGATACATAAGAACCCCTTTTGTTTTGAGACAGT